CCTCTGGTTTATCAAGACCTCCAGATGGAAGTATCTTAATTCCTGTATATGATTTCTCTGTATTTATGTCTTTGTTTTCACTACCTCTTGCTCCTTCATAATTTCCTTTACCTGTCTTATGCTCATTACTAGATATGGATGGTTTTAGTGAGTGGGTATGTCCAGGATCTTCTACTTCGTGTGTATGTTTAGGTAAGTTATCAGAAACTAATCTAGTAGCTACACCTCCACCAAATTTACCAAGTACATTAAAGTCTGTATTTCCACTAGATAAACCTACAACAAACCTACCTCTTAAATCTGGGGTATTTTTTAAAGAGCCATCACATAAAACCCAACCCTCTGGAATACTTGAAGTACTACCACTCCAAATCATAATACCCCCTACTGGAAGTAAGTTACCTGGTGCCACATCTTTAGAACCTGTTCCAACATTTTTAACCGAAGCATCTCCAAGCCCTAAATTTTGTCTTGCCATTGCAGGGTTTGGAATATCACGCAAATTTTCAGCCTGTACCAACTGTCGTCTGTTTACAATATTTGACAACCCAATATTGTGCCTAGCTTTTGTGAAATCTTCTATATCTGCAAGATTAAATCTTTTTACTAATTGTCGCTCATTCAAAACCAAAGAAAGTTTTGTAACAACATTCTCTAGTAAGTACTCAAAAAGAGTATTGTTATTTTTAAATTCGGATGAAATCCTATCATAACCATTTAGTTTCTTAAACTCTGTATTGTGAAAAGTATGGTACATAAACCCTGTGCCATTACTATCTCCGTTTTCTTTATGTCTTGGGTGTATTGTAGCAAGTACACAAATAACATCTGAAAGTAAACTCGGATCACTTGTTGCCTTAATTTGGACATCACTATATTGCTCTACATTAACTGATGGTGCAGTAGCGATTATCTCGTCCGACTGAATACCACATAAAACAGGGTTATCCGCATAAGTTATTGTATTGAGTTTTGCTGTAAGAACTAAATAAGTATTAGGTCTAATTTCTTTAGGACTTGTTCCCTCGTCTGGGTTTGTAAATTGCTGTGAATACCCTGCTATACCATCAGCCTCAACAGGAAACTTAATACCCTTATACATAATAGTTCCTGCATCCCATTGTATGTTAAGCTGTCTATTTACAAGATTTGTTCCAGAGTTTAGTGTTTCCGAAAAACTTGTAACATTAAATTTTACATCCGAATGAACTGCAAAGACCCTATTAAACTCTTCTATAAAAGAATGAATAATAAGCAACTCTTTATTAAAATCCTTCGCATTAAAAAAATTTGGTCGCCCCAAGAAAATAGTTCTACGGAGCATTTCACTAAAATTAAATGGTTTATCGAAAATCATATTAGTTGATATTAAGTTGAATGTTTACAAAGTTTCTACTTACCATTGGCAAATATAGAACTATTATTGAGTTGATAAAAACTAAAAATTCTGTGGTAGGGGTATAACCTAATCCTGTTACATCTACTTTTAATAGTGCCATACTATCTTGCCAAGTAGTATCTAGTAAAGTAGGACACCAAACCTCATTACCTACTGTGGCTTGTATTTCACTTGCTACATCTTGACCCTCTGGCAACCAGTCAAAAGGTCTTTGCTCATCAAATAAAATTAGTGGCTTACCCATTTGATAACTCTCTACTATTACCTCTGGGTATGCATCCACAGAAAATAAACATTGCAATAATTTTTGCAGACCTATTGCTGTTCCTTTTCTGCTATAAATCTCAAAGTAATTTCTATAAAGACAGTCTAAACAAATTCTTGAACTCTGCTCTGTATATTCCGCTTTCCACTCATCAACATATCTCCGCATAACTCTTATGTCATAAACAAGTGGATAAAGGTAGTTTCTAACATAGTTTTTTATCTCACTTTGCTCTATTTCAAGCATACCCTCCAGAACTCCTACAAATTTCTTTAGTGGAACATTCTCCAAGAGTATATTATCGGGTATATGGTTAATTAGATACTTCATTATATTCCGCCAATTAAGTTTATGGTTACATCTGAATTTGCATAATCAACCAATTCCTGTCCTATGAAAATTAAATCATCTGGAGATGCAGGATAACCAGAGCGATGCAAAGTAGGGAATGTTACATTTTGGCTTCCTCTAACCCTTTGCAAAATTTTGTTTATTAAAATACTTCTTCTCAATCCTTGACCAAACTCGCCATTCTTCAAAGGGTTCAAAAATTCTTCAATAGTTTGTTGTGCAATAATATTGGCACCACCTCTAATAGTATTAGGTGCAAGATAAATATCAACAGAAATAGTTATAGGTATATAAATAGGAGAACCTACTGTAAGATTGTACCCCATAAGTAGGTTTGGTAACAATTTAGCCTCAACCAAATTTATTTGTGCTGGAGAAATATCTCCTCCACCAGAGGGTAGAATATAAATATAGGCATAGTTCAAAAACACATCGGCAAAAACCTTTTCAACGAATGAAAGTTCTTTACAAAAGTATTCTGCATCTTCTGGAGTAACAACTCTATTCTGATGTCTAGCCTTACCAATAACTGTTTGCCGAAGTTCCTCCATCGGCTGTAAATCATTTCCACCAGCCATAGCAAATTGGGTATAGGACAATAGATTTCTAGTAGTCTGGCTATTAACCACTATATTAACCGTATTGTCCATAATATCCCCTGCATAACCACCTCCAGTTACATATTCTACTACACAGACTTGATTTTCATTTGGTACTGCCCCCAAGTTATCTTTAGCAAACATAATCTCGGCTCTACCTTTTTCATCATAGAAAACCATAAAATGCTTTGTGGATGCATTCCCAAATAAAAAATTATCAGTTTCAGCCCATTCTACATTACCAATGGTTAAATTGATTGATTTGCTAACTATGTTTGGGGTATCTAGCACTATTGAGTAACCATCAAAAAAAATCTGTTCTTTACGCAATTTTCCGTGCATAAACTCAACAGTAATATTTTGGTCTATTAAAGAGGATGGTATCGTGAACGATTTATTTATATAAGTCAAGTCAGTCATATCTTGAATACCTAAAACTATTGAACCTCTGGGAACAAATTCAGTAGTACCAGAAGAAAATATAAGTTCGACATTTCCTTCAGAAGAAACATTACTAGGTGGATTAAATCCTTGTTGTAATGCTTTGTGGAATATAGAGCGATAAAGTTCTGCAACACCAACAAATCCCTCACGAGAAAAGTGGTTTATATAGAACATATTTTTATCTGAAAACAGTGCGAAGAGTTCAACCAAAAATCTTCCGAAATCTGATTTACTCCTATCTGTCCACTCTGGATAATACCTATCAGCCAACCCATTCGGCTTAAAAACTTCTTTAAGCATTGAGGCAAAATCAACAGAAGTCAATTCAGTATCTAGCGGAGATAAAATACTGTCTGCAATAGTTATAAGTTTTTCCAATGTTTCATCGTCAAACCTATTAAATTCATTAAGTAGTGATTGTGATGGCATAGTTTATATAATTACTCTTTTAATTGTTTGGTATTCTTGCACATTTTTTAACTTATATTGAAACTGTATGTGTAGCGTTGTTTCTTTTCTGTTTGTGTAATCCACAGGAACATCCACAGCATAAAAATTGGCAAAAGGAACATAACGCTTCCCTATATCCATAACTCGAAGCCTCAATATATTTTTGAATTGGTACACATAATTAGTGGTGTTCTGAAAAAACTGGTAAGCATCAATAATGTAATCCTGCGTGTAAAGTCTGAACCAACCAATAAAAGCTAAAAGCATTGTAACATTATCATCTACTTTATCTTTACCTCCTATAAGCTGAAATCTACCATTAACAAGTTGAAACCTTGTAGGCAGTCCTTTATTTTGATTTTCATATTGTTGGCTATTGTTCATAAAGCAAAAGTAATAAAAATTTAATCGAGTTTGACATTCTTACTTAAACAAGTAGTTAGTTGTGTTTGAATTTTTGCAAGTGTGGAAATAGTGTTTGCCAAAGAACTAGGCACCGATGGCTCAAAAGTTCCAATGTATGTAGTAGGGTTTACTACAACTTTTGCACCAGATATGGTTGTCATTGCTCCAGAAATTGAAACTATAAGATGACTTATTAAAGAAATCATAGTTTCTCCAAGAACTGCACTCATAGGAGTTCCTCCTTTGCCTAAAATTGTTAGGGCATTAATTACTACGGATTGACCTGTTTTATTTTTTAGTGTAATAGTATTTGTAGCGTAGTTAATTTCGATTTTATTATCAGAGTTACTAACTATTGTTTTATTATCTAATATGGCAATAGAATGAGCCACAGAACCGTCTGAATTGATTTTTTCAATATCAAATTTTTTGTCTTTGTCATTTATTGTGTATTTGAACTCAACACTTTTAAAATATTTCGCATTTGGGTAAGCACCATCTGGAAATTTTCCTTCTCTAGGAACTATTCCAAGATAAACTGGGTGTGCTGGATTTCCATTCTCAAAAGCAACAGCAACAAAAATTTCATCTTTGTATTTTTTAAGCCACTCTTTGTTCGGAACATTATATGATCCAAAAGACATACAAGGTTTTGCAAAAAAAGACTTTCCATAAATTAATACCTCTAAAAAACTCTTGTCCTCTTCCAAAATATCTCCAGTAGGTATAGCCATATAAACTCCACCTAATTTACCATCATCCGCAAATCCTTTTATAAGTTTTTCAAAATCTTCTGTAAGCATAACTATTGGCGTATTATTATATATATATATATATTATTTAGTAAAAGTTAAATTCATAATAAATCCCGACTTACCCCATTCATAAGATATTTTGTAGAGATAATAAGTATCTGAATACTTTCCTAGTCCTTCTAAAACATAACTTATTCTAGGTCTTATGTCAAGATTACCATAAATCTTTGCTTCAATATTAAACCCTGCATCTCTCTTATCTCTGTCCGCTTTTATTTCAGACTTTGCACCTGCTACATCTACCCCTGCTTGTGTATTTTGAGAACCTGCTTTCGGCTTATTTTCTTCTTTTTCTGCTTTGGGTGTTGTATCTACTACTTGATAGTATTCCCTATCTGCTTCCGTTACCTCTCCTCTAGCAACTCTACCTATTATTGCACTTCTTTTCTCTGGACTTAATTTATCAACTTTACCTTTATCAATAACAGTTTTATAACTTTTAGACCCCTCTCCCTCTTTAGTTGGGTTTTGTGTACCTATTCCATCGGTTTTTAAATCACCGCCAGAAACCTCAACTTCAAGGTTATTATTAGACCCAGACCTAGAACTCTCATCAACCTTTACAAGTTTAAAATAATCTTTAGCCGCTACTGCTCCATTATTCCCTTCCCAGTTTATTTTACCACTCATAAACAGCCCAATTAGGTTGTTCTTTTCATCTGGAGGTAATGCTCTAACTTTTGCCTCATCGAGAACCCAAGTTTCAGCTTGTCCAGTAGTTTTATTTTTAACTTCGGTAGTAAGTTTCGTTTCCCCAGTTTCGGGGTCTGTTTTCTGCTTAAACTTGCTTCCACCATTTTGTGTGTCTAAATTTACCCTACATTCAATAAGCTGTATTTGATTTGGAGAGTTTACTGAAAAATCATTAAACTCCGACCGAAGTTTTCGAGAAAGAAAAAAGAAACTCTTATTTGCTATTTTAGAAACTAAAGATTTACTATCAACAAGATGGAGATAAGAATTTCCATCTTTTTCAGTAGTCCAACAAGTGCAATGTATTTTGGATGCTAAAAACTGAATAAAAGTCCAATCGGTCATATTGTGTTGTCTTGTAGCACCCCTATCCGACCCTGCATTAATATCCTTCAAAACTTTTATGTTTTTACTATCTATTCTAATACCACCATCCCTTGCAATATTGCAAATAATATCAGAGTAAGATATGTTACTTCTTGCCCACGCTCTTGGATGATTTTTGGATGGAAACATTAAATCTTTAAGCTGAACTCCTAAAACACCTCCCTCGTTTGAATTAGCAACTACTTTCAAAACAACATCTCCACTAGAAGTAAATTCTGGTGTAATAGATTTTATATAACCATTAAACATTCCTCTCCTATCCTCGAAATCTCCAGCAAATAAATCAACAGTCATACCAATAGACAAAATATCTAACCACAAATAACCCTCATCCATATCAAAGGAAATTTCTTTTATTAGCCCATCCTCATCGGACATCTTTACACCCTCTGCTATGTATTTTGTTACATTAGCTGAATATACATTTTCTAAACCTTCTCTATTGTTGTTGAAAATTTTTGGAGAAGATATAGTAACATCAAAATACTGTGTTATCTGCATCTTAAAAAATTCTTCGTTCTACATCCGTTTTTCTAACTATTCCTTTTGGCAATTTTACCTTATCATAAACACCCATTGAAAAAGCATCAATAGGTTTGTTATTATCTGCAAGTATCCAATAGTACTCATCACTACCGAAAATTATTGCGGAAAGGGTGTGAAAATTTTCACCATAAGATAATTCATATTCATAAGCATTCAATGACTTTACTGGTTGTCTATAACTATGGTGTGGTCTGTTGCCAGAGATACTCGTAGCAATAAGTCCTGTGTTGGTATTATATTTATTCGTAGTCATAAGCCTCAAAATTACCATTATTTGAGTTAATTGGCTCAACTAATGCTGTGTTAATTTCCTGTGGTTTTACATCATTTAGGTAGCCCCACCGAGTACAAGCTATTTCAATAGTTGCATCTAGTCTTTTAGGCACCAGTTGTTTATTCATTACTGACAAATTGTAATCAACATTTGTTATATAGCCCTCTCTCCAAATTGCACCAAAATAAAATCTAACCATTGGAGGTGGTGTAAATCTTTGCTGTGAAAAATCTTTGATACTAACAGAACCATCAGACCTAAAAGTAGCTTCGGCTAAATTTAAACCCTCTGGTCGAACATAATACATCAATGCCTCTAAATCTTTAAGAACCCCTACATTCTCATCAAACTGTGTTTGTCTGTAATGTGGGGATGCGGAATAAGTTGATGCTTCTACTTTGTTACCATCACCATCATATTTTTTCTTGAAGCTACTTGCAAAACCACTTGATGTTCCTCCATTAGCAATTCCTTTGGCAAGGTTCACAATGTCGAAATTTAAGTACTTTGGGTTTCTGTTTGGAAATCTTGAAATTTCAGAAAAAGGGTCTTGATTGAAGTTGTCCACAAAATAACTCTCCTGTGTCCTGTCAATGAATAATTGAACATTAAACTTATTAGGTCGTCCAGAAATCCAAATCAAATCCGTGAAATAATTACCAGTAGATACCCTATCTGCATAATTGCCCCCCTCCGAGAAATCTAACTCGTGGGGGGAGAACTGAAACTCTATGATATGACCTCCAGATAAATCTGAAAAGTACGCTTTCTTAACCGCTCTGTCTGTTGTTATATTACTCATAGTAAATTTTATTTTCTACCTGCCATATTCTGTAACTCTTTTGAGAAATCATTTGGGTTCTGAACATTTGGAAAGTTAAATGTTGCTCCACTATAATTGTGGTTTGTCTGTGCAGGTGTTTCTTCTTTTTTAGGTACTGGTTTATAATCACCAAGAGGCTTGTAATAATACTGATTATACTGTTTATCTCCAGTAATATCCGCCTTCTCTTTATTTTTTGCATTTTGTTCTGCAAGAAATTTTTCCCCACCATCCCCAAAAGCATCAGAAACACTTGTAACAATATCTAAAATACCACTAACGAAATCACTATTGACAATTTTATCCCAAATCCAACTGATAGTATCCTTAATGCCATTCCAAATAGTTGCAATACCCTCAAATATTCTTCTGATGGGTGGGAACTTATCAAATACCATATTGATAAATCCAGACACCGCTGTTTTTACGGAAGTCCATATTGAAACGAATGCGTTTTTCAAAGGTATGATAACTGTTCTATTTATCCACAACCAAGAGCCTAAAAGATAGCCCCTAATTCCTCTCCAGATATTGTAAAAAATTTCACTGAACTCATCCCAGTATTTTGCAAGTAGCAGAGGAATACCAACGATAGGCATAAATATAGAGAGTAGTACTAAAGCAATATCACTCACTCCCTGCATACTTTTTTGTACTTCATCCCAGTTATATATTAAGTACCCTAACCAAGCTACAAGGGCTATAACCGCAATAACTATCCAAGTAATAGGGTTTGCAAGTAATGAAGCTGTGAAAGACCAAGAAGCACCAGAAGCACTCATAAGAGGTGTAACCATTCTGCTTATGTTATCTTTAAACATATCAAATGCCCCTATTGCTGGTCGTAAAGCACCAGTAGAATCCATAGACATTTGATATAAGTTTCTATTAAGTCTTAACACTTCAAGTGAGGCTGTTCTAGCCCCACTAATCAAAGGCTGTAAGGGGCTTGTAATTAGCTTGAATGCTTTTATACCTAATAAAATTCCTAGTATAGCACCAAGAGTATATCCCAATGCTTGTGCTTTAGTACCACCCAACCCCATAGCCATTGCAATATCGCCTAGAACTTTATAAACGCCTATACCAAGTTTTACAAAACCCATAAATACAGGTTTAAATCCTCCCCAAAAGGCAGAAAGAAAGTCCATCACCTGTAATTTAACTAAATATAGGAATAGTATAATGGGTGCTATATTGTTTTCATAATCTAACAAATAATTTCTTATTTCTCTAGCCCAAGAGGTGACCGCTTCACCTGAACTTTTTATATTATCTGTGAATAAACGACCTACATCTTCTGCAAATCTGAAAAAATTGCCAAGTGCTGTTTGACCATCCTCACTTTTTTGTGTTAAAACTCCAAAAAAGTTTTGCATTTGTGTAACTACTGCGTTCCATAAAGAGCCACTAACCTGTGCATAACCGACTAAACTCTTAAAAAACCCCTCAGGTATTTCCATTAAGTTGCTCATAACACCAGTAAAAGTGTTTAATGTTTCTGCCATACCACCTTTAGACATAAGACCTAAAAGTTCGACAAGGCTTTGTTTATATTCATCTGTTCCTTGTTTTCCATCCTTAACCACCTTCAATAACTGATTACCTCTTGTTATATCTGCTTCTGTATATTTCGTTAAGCTGGTTTCTTCCGATGTAACACCTTTTGCTTTTTGTGCAGATTGCCATTGAGTTCCAATAGTTTTTTTTCTTATACCGAAATTATCTCCTAGCCTTTCCCAGTTTCCAAAACTAGCTTTTGAAACCATATCAACAGCATCAGAAAACGAAAATCCTTTTGGTTTTAAATACATTGCTGTAAAGTCTGCTAACGCATCAAAATTTTTATTTCTTTCTTTCTGATCTCTTGCCAAACCCATACGAACCATAGAAACAACAGCATCTGTTACCTCTGTATCTGATAAAGAGGTAGTCATACCTTTCATCTTTGCCCATTGCAGAGTTTCCATAGTTCTACCAACATCCCCAAGTACACCTTTTATTTGTGCAAATTGCATTTCCATCTGCTTACCTGTTGAGATAATTTTACCCATAAAACTTTGAAACCCATAGGCAACACTACCTCCAATGAATAAATTACTCAATGAGGTCAAACTACTATTAATTCTCTGATTAATAGCTTGTATAGTATTTCCTTCCTGTCGATAGTTACCGAAGAAGTTTACTGCAATACCATAATCAAGTAAGTTTCCAGAACTTGCCATACTTATTTATTTTTTAGTTTTTCACTATCCTCATACTCTTTTTTAATCAAAGCAAACTCTCGTTTGTATAAGCTATCTCGTAGGTCTTTGTCTAAAGCAAAAAATTCACTCGGTTGTGTCCGAAATCTTTTTAAAAACAAATAAAGCTGTTCCTCTAACGGAGGGTTTTTCTCCGAATATTGGAACAGCATATCTGCTAAATACTGAAAATAGACAATCCCTAATATAATTGGGGCATTTTTATACTGCTGAACATTATATACTTGACTTCCATAACCCCTGTATATAATAGAAGTCAGACAGAGAAAAAATTAGATACGGAGGCAAAGAATGGAGTTGCTTCACTACATTGTGGGCAATCATCTTCATAATAAAATTTTACTGATGGTAAAGTTTCTTGTACTCCTGCTCTAATTTTTTTAAGGGTTTTGGAATTAAACCCACCTGTGAATAACTTCATACCAAGTTTACTGATGTACCCTTCCGCAACATTTTTTTCCTTCCCATTTTCATCAATAGAAACTAAATCTTCCATAGTATCAAATGCGATGTTTCTCCAGAAAAGAATTTGGTCTTTTGCAACCTGTTCTCTCTTGATAGCATCTCCTAGAGTAACAACTCTAAAACGAATAGCATTGAAAGTTATTCCCTCATAAGGTGCCAACTGCTCAATTCCATTGGTTTCAATAGTAAAAGGCTCATCCAACTTTACAAGAAAAGTTTCTTGAACTCCACCTTTATTCTTTGGGATATTTATTTTTTTAAGGTCAATATCTGCTGTCAATTTTGCACCACAATTAGTACAAGTTATTCTCTGTTCCTTAATTTCATCTTCCCAACATTCACGTTGTACCTGCATCAAAAGTCCACCACAATCAATAAAAGGAATTTGTCTAACCAAAGCAGGTATATCCTCTTTATCCTCTTGTGCCAAAAATTCTTTCGCAATAGGCACACCATCAATGTTATCTATGGAGGCTGATAACACTTGACCGAACCAAGTGTGTATTTTAGACTGGTTCGGTTTTTTAGTGTATATCTTTTCTGCTTCTCCACCTGTGTTAGCGATTGGTAACTCAACTATATCCTTACCCTCGTGTTTGAACCCGATAGGTAAATAAAATTTTTTATCTTCCATTGTTACAAATTATTTACATCAAAATTAATAATTATATTCTTCTTCTTCGTCCACCAGCAGAACCACCAGAGTTCTGTAAAAGAGTTCTCGCCATAGTGAAATTAAATTTAGTACCACTAGGTAAGTTGCTTAACTTTTTTCTTGCAGAGATACTCGCATCACTTCTCTTTATGGGATTTTTTAATGGTTTATTTTTACCACTATTCCAATGCTTGTAGGCACTAAAATTTTTATTTTGTCCTACCATACCAAAAGAACCATTAAACTCTTTTTTTAGTGTTTTCTTGATAGTACCTGTACTCGATAATGCCTGTCGCATACCATTAAGGGTTTTAGGTGGTGCTATCTTTAAACCCTTAATAGGGTTTAATTTAGATATGCCACTACCTCCGCCTCCTCGTGTATATGCTTTTACCATCTTACCATTTCTTGTGTGTGCTTTAACGGAAACGCCTGCACCAGATTTTTTTGCCATTTTGTTTTTTTTTATTATTAATATAAAAGTACAAAATATTAGCACCAAATATTATTCTTGGTGCTAATTTCTTAAAGTTCTACCCATTCTGAAACTGAACAAGTGTATTTGATGTCGTATCTTTCCTCCGCATCTGTTTTCAAAGATGGGTGGGTTACATTTTTGATACGCAACCCTAAAAATAGAATACGAAAAACTTCCTGTCCATTGTGTAGCTTAACTAAACTTCCATCAAAACGAAAACCAGAGTTCATACATTGCTGTACTAATGATTTCATAGTATAGTCATCAACAGAACCATCCATTGCTCTTGTTAAGCTAATATCACTATACTCCTTTAATTGCGAACTGAATTTGTGTTTAATATTTGTTGAACCATCAACAATAAACACCTCTCCAGACTTTTGCTCAATTCCTTCCAATGTATGAAAGTGTGGGCTTACTAAACCTGGTATTTCAAAATACCAATGGTTATTTGTATATAAATCACTAGGTCTTATCGGCATCTTTATATAAATTAAAAGTTAATAATTAAAACACCATCATTTCTACTCACTTTGATATGAATATGCTCATTACATTCTGGGGGTATCCAAGCAATTTCCATCTCCGTTTCTTTGCGATTTTCTTTAGACTGCTCAATAGTAATAACTACTGCATCTGAAAAAGAAATACTTCTCTCAATACCACCCTGCTCGTAGATATTTTTGAACCAAATCAAATTATCAGTACGTTGCTCTTTATATAAAGATGGGGTAATCAACCTTTGTAGAAACTTCTCATTTCGGATTTTCATATTCTGAATAATCCAGTTTGTTTCCAAACGAATATGAATGCTCTCAAACAAAGAATTATTTGAGTAGGTACGAGAACTCCAAACACAAAAACCAACATTCTTAACGAACTTAATTACGTTGCATCTCCATCTTTTGATGTAGCGACTTAATGTATCATCCGATAAATTATCGTGAGTAATTCTAAAAATACCTTTGGCATTTGTTTCTGTACCTGCTGGAGGTGTCCAAACATAGCCGTTGTATAACCCTGCTTTTCTGATATATCCTGCACCCAAAGCATACCCAATACCAGGTATCCAAATTTTATTTCCATCGCTGTCCGCAGGAACTTCAACCCAGTTTAAGTAACCCGATACAAAACTTTGGTCTGGTGTGAACAAAGCATTGTAATAAGTTTCTAAAACGCTTTCAGTAGCCAAGTAAGGCATATTGAATAAGTAGAACTTAATATTCTTTCTTGCGAAATCATCACAAAGTCTGTGGAACGTAGCACTAAATACCTCTGGACAAGCCAAGATTTGTGCATCAACTCCCTCGAAAATTGCAAGTCCTTCAGCTTCTCCTGTAACCGCATTATATTTTGGCTCGAAGTCGCTTTGAGTAGGTGCAACATAAACACCTCCAGAAAGTAAACTATCGAAAACAGATAATGTTAGTTCCTTCGCTAAATCTACCGCATTAATTAAGATGTACTCACTTCTTTGGTTCACCGCATCCACTAATGTTTGCCAGTTATCTCCACTACTGATAAAATTCTCAACCAAGTACCCTTGATAGAAAACTTCTAATTTATACCCATCCGAACTTCCGCTAGGATGATTGATTGGGTAAACACGAACTCTCATAGAGTTACCCCAAGTTCCTGCATCTTCTTCTCCTTGACGACCTGCAACAACCTCAAAAATATTTTCAGAAGTAGGTTCATTAGTTGTAGTACCGCTTAAAGTAAATGGACTATTAATTTCTCCTTGAATTGAAAGTTCTCCAGTACTATCAATATTAGCATTGCTAGATACTGTGAAAGTTCCAACCAAAGTAGTAAGGAATGCCAAAACATCCGTTCTTATCAACTTCAAAACATCAGTAGCAACATTAGTTGTAGCAATAACTGTTGCAGTATGCGTGAAAGCGATAGGAGTGTTTAGTATGTCGTGCATACCAGAAATTGTGTAAGTAAACTCATCCCCAACCTCAACATTTGAAACAACCATTTTTGATGTTTGTCCTTGTGTTGTAGAAGCATTAGAAACAGTTGAACAAACTAACTGTTGTGTATTTGCCGAAGCATTTTTTACAACAACTTTTGAAGCAAGACTTCCTGCACCAACTACTCGTAGCTGATATAAATTTACTGGATAACCTCCCAAGTTATTGAATAGGCTCTCAACCACATAGGATGAGTACATATTACTAACGTGGTCGCCAAAAATTCTTTTGTCCTCCTTCAAACTATTTACCAAAATAGGCTTACCTGCAACACCCCTTTGTCGGGCAACAGCCATACCTATATTTTTCGTGCTTACATCAGAGCCAATATTGAAAGCGTTGATAACTCTTTCTTCTGTTGTAACTCCGACACTACCTTGAAAAGCATTTGACATAATTTGAATTGATTAATTAATAATTGTTAAAATATTTTTACTCAAAAATACTGAAAACTTCTCTCTCGCCTTACCCAATGTAATTGGTAACTTTTTGGTTTCCCCTGCTAAAAATTCAAATGTTTCTTCGCCAAATGCTACAACCTGCTTTTGATTAGTTCTGTTCTTTACTTTAGTAACCTCTGATGAGTTGGTTACTTCTTTTTCTACAACCTCTTTAATGCTTTCTGGTTTTTCAGTAGCCTTTGAAGTTGTTGGTTTTCTTTTTTTACTTTCTGACATAATAAGTTATAGTTCAAAGTTATGCTGTAAAATTTTCTCAAAGGTACTAAAATCTTTCAATTTTAAAGATATTTTAATTTTTTCAACCATATCCTCAAAATTTCCACCAGTTACAACACCATTAGCATCATACGAGTATGAGATAGCTTTTGCGTGTATGTAGGGTTTTAATGTAAAAGTATAGGCTACCTCAAATCTACCATCCTCTCTAGGAACTTCTGAAAAAGAACAGTTATACTGAACAACATCACCAACAGAACCCTCTTCGGTATCTATGGGATTGAACTGGAAAAAACCTGGTCTTTGAAAATCAAATTTTTGTAAAAACCAATCAGTAGAACTCTGAAGGTCTTTTAATCTTCGGGTAACTACTGAAACTTGAAATTTAAACATCATAGGAATTGGCAAAGAAATACGCTCCCTAGTACCAGTCAGAATATCAATAGCACCCTCAACATAATCAATACCATATAACTGTGTTTTGTCAATCTCTGGGTGGAAATCTTGTATAACTACACAAGGGTAATATTCTAAAGTATCCTCAACCGAATTTTCTCCACTACGATTAAAGTACCTAACCATAAAATCTTTTTCTCCTCCTGTGGTCAAAGATATTGGGAGCATCGGGTGTAAATTCAAACTATCTCCTGAAATAGCTTTCTTCGTGCTGTCTTTTAGAAACAACTCAAAGAAAGATTTAGATACCTCGTATGTTTTAAAAAATGGCATACTATTTAGTTAAAATAAATTAGTTAAAAATACCTACCTCTGACACCCTTATTGTAGTAACCTCCTCCTCCAGAAACTAATCCACCAATTTTCTCATTTGGGAGGAATGGGTAAGGATAATCTCTTCCCTTAATAGTTACTATATACCCACCATCTTTATTCTCGGATACTCTATCAATAAAAGAACTATTCACAGAGCGAAATCTTCCTTTGGTATATTCCCTAACAGAAACAACTTTATTTCCTCTCTTCGCTATATGTGAACGTACCTTCATAATTTACTGCTGTCTATTTTTTGCCTCTCTGAATGCTTTATACTCTTTAGAGTGTATAGACCAGTTAGGGTTTGGCATAGTTGCTTGAATAATACTTTTGGAACTATTTTTAGCTGATGGTGTAATAGCACCACCACCCCTTGTATGGCTTTTAACCATTTTACCTTTTCGCATATAGGATTTTACTATACACCCTTTTTTACCTGTCTTTCCCATTACTTCAATGATTGTTTTATTAAACGACCTAATTTTTCTTTGCGTTCTTTAAAAAATTTATCGGCTGTCCATCTCCACAAAGGTCTTGCAGGTAGTCCTCTTGATAAATCTCCATACTCCAATCTAACCGCCAGTCTGCCCATAGACATTTTGGCTCTTGGATGTGTACTTGTTTTCTTGAACCCTACGGATAAATGACCATCACTCGTAATAATCTCTATTGCTTTTTTGTAATGGTTAAACATTATAAATGGTCTGTTATCGGCACCAACGCTTTTCTTATAATTCTCCCAATCTTTACTCAACACAAAACCGAACCTATTAGTTTCAACGTTTTTCAATATTTCCTCTTTAAATTCCCCTGCAATTCCTTTAGGCAATCTTTTACGAATACCATCATCAAAATACTTGAAGATGTCTAAAGGGGCATACTGCCCTCTAATGTTTCGTATTGATACCTTTGTCATAACTCACTATTTATTCCGCTAGTTCTTTTCAAATTAAATTGATAAGCTAAACACACAAATTTATTGCCAACCTGCATAGGCTCTAATTCTTTTATATTAACAACATTATAATTAGTACCCAAAAATTCAACCATTATGTTAGAGTATGAATTTCTAATGTAATCAGGTAACTGATCACTATTTGTTTTTCTTTCTAAGTCTAATGGTGAAATATACACAATGTCTGTTACATCTTGACTGACCCCTGTTTTTTCACGTTGTTTATCTGAAATGTTTCTTAAATAAAAACACTTCAATTCAACCTCTTTATCCACACTTCGTTCTCCATCCCCAGTAAAACTATCGTAATCATTTGTACTGGCTACCACAATAAACTTCAACTTAATAGAGGAAGGGTTACAACAAAGTGTAACCTTTTTAAAAAATAGTTCCTGTATGCTTCTAAATTTAGATGGTGTTATCACTACTCAATTATATTTAGTAATTATCCCTATCGGGTTGTAAAATATCTTGCGTAAAGTTAGATAAATTATGTGTATCTATCCACGCAGAATTTGTCCAATTTTTTTCCATACTGAAGGACTGGCTAATCATACAATCATCTCTCAATGAATAATCTTGAAATTGTTTCTCAAACATACTTCGAATGTACAATTGAAGTTTAGTAAAGTAACCAAACTTATCACCCCAGTAGTCTGTAAAGCCATCCAATCCTTTACCAGTTTCCGCATCTTTTTCCGTTACCGAAAATACTTCTCCAACTCTAGTAGTTACCGATGTTTCTACATTCTTAAATTGGTTATCATTACTACATCCCTCGCCAGAAGAACCATTCTGCAATCTTATCATTTCTGATACAGATGCGTAATTCATTCTTTTCTTGTCCACCAAGTAGTAAGCAACCCATAAAATCATTTTTCTTTTTTCCAAATAATGCAGTTGGCTAAACATAGTTTCAACTGTTTTGGAAATTCCATCGTAGGGAACATAAAAAGCAAAAAACTCTTCCATAACCTTTTCGATAGCATAAGAAGAAAAATAATTTTCTCTTTCAACCAACTTCTTATCCGTAATGGATGCATAGTTGAACTCAACTAATTCCGAATTAATTTCAATAGCAACATAGTCTGGTAATATTTCCACCACAACCTGTTTTGCTCTCAATTTTCGGAGCAAATCATATTGTTTCTGTACCACATCAAAAGTGTAGCTGTCCGTATCTAAAACAATTCCATTCGCATCCTTACTAAAAGAAAAATCCTGCCCAGATACATTAAAGCATTGAACAGGACTTGTATCTAATACTACCTCTCGGATAGAACGAATTGCTTGTTGAAATGTTATTTGTGTTACAAGCAAACTCATATCTAATATTTTTATTCCACCATATAGGCGATTTTTCTTTGTCCGAATAGATTAGCCAAGTGAAGTTCCACTTTAAGAACATCTCCTTTCTTTGTAGTGTGCTTTTCAGTACCTACACAGAACTCGTGATTTTCAAGGAACTTAACCTTGTATAATTTTTGTTTTGGTGCAACCACCTCTGCGATTACCTCTTGTTTAGAAAGAGAATTGCCAAGAGTTTCCTCTATTGTATTAGCCTCTTTTACACTATCATCAACTGGTACAAAAGTTTCTACAATCTCTTCACCAACTTTTTCTGGTGCATTGTTTTCTACTACTACCTCTTTTTTTTCATCAGCTTTTTTTGCTGTTGTTTTAGCATCTCGTGGCTCTGGCATAACTTGTAATTTAAAATGATTAAAAGTAGGAAATCATTAAATGACCTCCTACTTGATTAATTTCCTTATGCAGTCAATACAGAAAAAATGTTTTTTTCTTCAATCAACCCGAAGCCCCAGATAGCGTACCACGCAATACCGTGTTTACGACCATAATCTTGTACTCCGTTATCTCTCATCTCTACTGGAAGTGCTTCTGCCCAACCATAAGAGTTTTCACCGAATATAACAGCCTCCCAAGTAGGGATGTTTACGTTATATTTAGCCAAACTTTCAGTTGCAGATAAGTGAGGCATTTGAGTAGAACTGATAAAACGAACTCCTTCGTACATACCAACTTCTCCTCTATAAACTCCATCAACTCCAACGTAAGAGTGGGCATTAACCCAAGCACTATCATCACGCAACTGTCTTAATTGGTGTGGGTGAGCAATACAAATGTAGTACTGACCATCAATTTTAGGAGCGTTGTTAGTGTCTAATGCCTCTACAACATCCTTGATAGTTTGTGTAGTGAAACCGTTACCACTTACTAAAGCAGAGGCAGAAGTTTTACCTCCTCCGTATGCTCTATTAGAGGTTGTCAAGGCAACATCTCTCAACTCCTCGTCAAGAACCTGTGCCATATCATTTGCCAAAGAAACAGAGGCTTCTTTTAGCTCATCGTGCATTGATAACTGAATTGCTTTCTCGTGGATTACAACTGCATTACCATACTCTTCAACAGTAATAGCAATTTCAGAGTTGCTCATCGCTTTCTCATCCATACTAATACCTTCAGTAAGTTTACCACCCTTTGTAATGTTAGAGTATTTAGTAAACTTAATTGAACCACCTGGAGCGTTTTGCAATTCAGTTTTCTTTTTAGCAAACTGACTGAAACGCAACTTTGGTTGGGCTTGTCTAATAATTTCTTTTGAATAGACCGCTCTTACACTTGCTGGAATATTTACCGTAGTAGTACCTGGCATCTTAATTATTTTTTTAGATTAATGAAATGTGTTACTCGTTACCATCTTGGTATTTAACAGATTTCACTTCTTTCAAAATAGCGTCTGCGTGTTTCGCATACTCATCATCGGTCATATTGCCAATGTTTGAAAGTAACTCTTTGCCTGTCAAATCTCCACTTCCACCATCAGGTTTTGCAGGTGCTTTTTTCTTGCCCTCCCATTCTCCGCCACCATCTCCTCCAGAGTTTTTACCTCCTTTGTCCTTGTTGGCTTCAAACTCCTCAATTTCAGATAAGGTTAGTGATTTTTTAGTACCATCTACATCTACATCCTTTCGAATGTATTTTTTAGATTTTTCTAAAGCAACTTGAATTGCTTTGTTTACTGCTTCCTCACTATCAAGATTTTCACTAACAAAATCCTCGATGATAACATCTTTATATTTTGCCAGTTGTTCTTTTCGATAATCTCCAACTGTTTTCTTTCCAAGTTTGCCAGTTACCTCTTCGAGTTTTTTATCAAAACCCTCTTGTTGTTTTGCCAAAGCATCCGCAACAATTTGTGCAACATCATCTTTACTTACTCCAGAAGGTTGTTTCTTACCTTTTTTCTTGTCATCCTCCTCATCCTCATCTTCACCATCATCGGCTTTCTTACCTTTAGATTTCATAGCTGTTTCTAAATCGGCTTTCTCCTTTTTGGTTACTGCTAAATCATCTTTAAGTTTTTGCAACTCACCATCCTTTTTAGTGGATAAATCACCATTAGTTTTTTTCTCATCTTCCAAAACTTTAATCTTTGCTTCTGTTGTTGAGATTTTACTATATAGCTTATCTTTCTCTTCTTTTCTAACATCTTGAACCATTGCCATCAATTCTGGGTGGTCTTTAACGATGTACTCTTTACCATCAATTACGATTTTTTCTGGTACTGGCATAACTTGTTTCTCTTTAATTGTTCTACGAATTTTTGTACTAAACTAAAAAATGGTTGAGGTCTTATTCAGACTTCATACCATTATCAACACCACCTGTTTTGCTACGCAAGTAAGCAGTTCCTTGTTTCATCTCCCCTGTATTTCGTGCTTCTTTCAAGCCACCCATACCAGCAGGATTATTTCCTTTGTCAAACTCTTTAGCTTGACCTTTTAGTGGAGTTCCACTTACACCATCACTGGTGTTTGCACTTTGTTCCATAATTTCTACTAATTAATTAAATTTTAATGAAATAAACTACCGCAAATATATAAAATATTATTTGCAATTATAAAAAACTTTTTTATTGTTGTGGTGGAGTACCAACATTTGGATCATTCGGCTTAACTGCATTATCCATTTTAAACTTTGCATCCTCTTCTATTTCATCCATTAGCTTTGGAATATTCTCCTTGCCAAGCCTTTCCATAACTTCTCGCCTAGACCCTATACCATTAGAAAGTTCAATGGTTGCTTCATTAAGCATTCCCAACCTATCATTTGGTAAATTGTATTTCCAAACTGTTTCTGGGGCATATTTAGTTATAAAAGACTTGTCCACCTTTTCTGTTGAATTTAATTTTTTGAATGCTTCATTTTCTTGAATATTAGAAGCATACATAAGAACAGTATATTTATTTATCTGCTCTATTCCCTCACCATAAGATACTGCTTTTTTATCAGCAATTTGAATTATAGGTTGGTAAAGCATTTGAAGTGCCGAAGCACTTGTATTAGAGATATGTTGAACTTTTGATAAAACCTCCTCTGGAACTCCAGACAAATCGTGAATACTATCCTTTAGTAACTTCAAGAATGTCATTGAAGCCGACAAATCTTCTCCGAGTGTCAAATTAAAAACTTGTGCATCCGATGGAAGTCCAGACCAAATTTGGTTAATACCTCTCTTTAATTGTCCGACAGTTCCACCAGTAATAACAGTAGTAGGTTGAGCATAGTAATCAATAATCATCTTAACATCCTCTGCCATCTCATTGTAGATTTTATTGATTTTAACAATATCCTCCATATCCGACTTACCCCCATAGTTATCTGACATAGGTATATTCTCAATATGTACCACCGGAATAAAATCATAATCGTTTGTTGTTTCCTCAACCTCAAACTTCTCTGCATCCTTACCTGTTTCCTTAACAAAATATTTTTTAACCAAACCTTTTTTATATTCAGTAACCTTTTGGATGAAGTCTTTATCATTAGTGCCTAAAAGTTTAATAACCTTATACCCCTCAATTTCGGAGTTATATTGAGAAAGAAGTGGAATAGTAGTCCTACTATCAAGTAATAGATACTCTACATAGCCTTTGGCTTCATCTGGATAAAGAAACACATAGCAATCTCCACAAACGGAACCCATTTGGTATATTTTCTGTAATAGGGTTTTCTTTTTATTCATCCTCCAGTTAAACCCAATAAGTGCTTCATAGTATTTTTCCAAATTCTCCTCTACCTTATCACCGAAAACATTTTTGATATTTACCTCAAAACCCTCTTTACCAATAATGAAATTATTTATTTTATCCACTACTGCCCTAACATAGTTGAATGATAATAAACTATCATTATTTTCAGCCCAATGCTGATTGTTATAATACTTCCAAAACAATTGATATTGCGTTAGTTTCTTCTCTATTGAGGCATCACCAGAATAGACCTTTGAGCGAATAGTATTTCGAAGGAAATCACTTCCTGCTCCATTGCTATTCCCATAACTCGTTAATTGACTTTTATCTTTTCCAAACATAAGGCAAAATTATTAAAAATTTAATTACCAACGGCTTCTTTGCACCATTGAATTTCGGTGTGCTGTTCCAATCATAGTATTTTCAGTAACCTCAACTATTGATGGTGGGGTGTATAAATGGTTTCCTGCTAAATTAAACAAAGCCAAACTATCACAGTAATCATCTTCATACCCCGATGTTTTTTCACAAACCATAAAACTACCTCTCCAGTATTTTTGCAAGTTAGTCATTTGTTCTACAAAATCCTTAAACTCTTTTTTGTTTTGGACTGTTTTATGTGCAGGAACAACTAACCTCCTATTCATTATATCCTCATCTAATGCCTTCCACATATCCGATTTGGATGATGGGGTAAAAGTATAAGGAATAATTTCCATATACTCTGATAAGTGATAGATAAGAACATCTGTCAATGCCCTGCCTACTCCTGTGTAGTCTGCGAATAATACCTGAACTCTCTTTTGAATTAAATCTTCTGCTAAAACTTGAAACTGCTCCTCATAGTTTATTCCAGACAATACTAACCAATCTGAAATTGTTTTCTTTGGTCTTTCTCCAAACTCACCTGCTGGTGCATCTATAATACCAGTAGTTAATACTGTACTATTTCTTGCCGAAGCAATATCCAATCCCCCTACAACAAAATCAGTTTTAATATCAATAGTTGGTAATATAAGTCGTTTGTCATAACATTGCTCTTCTAACCCTTTTTCAGTAATAAACATACCCACTTCAAGTATCCATTCTACCTTATAAGCTAATCTAAAGATGTCGGAGTTTTCACCCCAACTTTTTTTATCCCTAGAAACAGACTTTTCATAAAGCAAGTGGAAGTCTTGTTTATCTCTCTTGAACATCTCTTTTTTTGATGCTATTACTTGCAGGTAATCATATTGAAAATGCAACTGCTTTTTCTCTCTCTCTTTTGGCGACTTTAATTTAGCATCAACCTTTTCATTGTTTTTTATAGTATAGTAAAAATCTCCTTTCTGTCTGCTAGGTGTTCCAGTACGAACAATAGTTCCAAATGTAGAAGCTGTCATTGGTATTATCGAGTTATGAGTAACTATACCATTAACAGTCCATAAATGGTCATCTCTATCAGAAGCAATACAATAAGTCTGTTTTTTGCCTACACTTTGAATAGATCTTATTTTATAGTATCTTTCTGAACTTGGGTATAATAAACAAGTATTTCTATCTGATTTTGTTTTTGTTATTTTTACAACCTCTTCTAATTTTTCTTGTTTTTCATAGAGCGAAAATTTTTCTGAAAAAGCTAAAATAGACCTTGTATCTTTTATAGTAAAAGACCATATAGGCTTTGAGTTTTCTGAAAATTCCTTTGAGTTATCCCTCTGCAAAATATTTCCGTGAACACCAAATTTTTGGCAAACAAATTGCAGTCCTTTTACTAACTCTTCGGATATTCCAGAAAAATTAATATGCCCCTTATTTGATGAAACAAAAACGCTTCCATCAGTTTCAATTAATCCCTCTACAAGACCAACATAATATTCTCTACTAAATGCTTTTTTTGGTATGTGTTTTTCCTCCCCAGTAAATCCATAGCAATCTATACTCTTTAAATACTCTATAAAGCCATTACTTCCTTTAGAGTTTGTTCTGTACCCACTTTCTTTTTTAGAGGCTCCAACTATTGCAACCTCATATAATGAGGATTTTTCTTGTTTGCTTCGTACAACTACGCTACACTCAAACCGTTTTACAAGGTCTGTAATTCTTCGTATTGTTGGTAGAAACCCACAAAAAAGAGTTTTAGAGTTTTTGCTATGCCCATCGCCAAGCACATAACCAGTAAGCAACCCCTCTTCATAAGTACCAATAGTTCCGAAAGCCTCTATTTTATCTGCAACGCATAACCTATCAGAAATAGTAAGTTCCTCTGTGGTTAAAAAGATTGGTTTATTATCATTTTTACCTCTGCGAATTACTTTGTGTTTATGAATTGCTGTTGCCTCAATACTAAACTGATTTGTTAGTTCAATTTTAATAACTTCTTGCACACCATTGTCAATATATTCTTTAGGGGTTATCCTTCCCTCGTGTCCATACAGAACACTCTCATTTAAAAATGCTTCTTCCATAGTACATTTAGTACCATCTTCTAATACGACCTCGCTATCCCAAGCAACACACTTTCTTACCTTTTCAGTATCAATATCTTGTGCCTCATCTAAAAATATTATATGATAGGTTTTACTCTCAATTTTAGATTGTTTAGCGGCTGATTGTCCAGTTAAAGTAGAACCTGATTTAAGTCTAAAGTTTACTGTGGACATAGGACTATCTAAAATGTCTGGGTCGTCCAAAAACATTCTAACAGGTTCAGAGAGTAATCTTTCCATACATCGTGCGTAAATAGTCTGCACCTGCTCTCCTTGTGGTGCAAGTAATCCCATTTTTACACCATTCTTAAAATGACCCAATTCTTGTGGAAATATCTTCGCAAGTACTGGTAGTAGAACTCCTAAAGTAACTATACAAAATGTACTTGTTTCCGATTTACCACTTTGCCTACTATAAAGCATAGTAATCTCCGCACCATCTCTCGCTAATATAGAATAGATTATTCTAAATGCAGGTTTCTCTTGGTAGGTGTATAACTGTACTCCCATCATTTGTTGCCCGATTTTTACTAAAACCTCTGCCAACCTAAATGGGTCATAAGACATACCATTTGTTGTATCCGCTATTTCTTGCTCGACATCTATTTCCTCTGGAGTTCCAACAAAAGAGAAACTTGCATCCTTCTCATACGCCTCTGCCATACTACTACTGTATTTTAATTACTACTATATTCCCAAGTTCTTTTGCATTTTTTATGAAAGAGGTTGAAAACTCTGTTATAGGAACAATAACAGAACTACCTGCATTGATAACATATTGTACAGATAAATTTTTAAGAATTGGAATATCTAACGTAATGCTAACTTTGGATGTGTTTTTAATAGAATATTTTTCAAAGTTTTCCAAAGGTTTATTATTAACCATATATGCTCCAGAGTATCGTCCAGAAAAAGGAACATCTAAATAGCCCTTCCCTATTGGTTGATTGCTCCCAACATATCGAACATTAAACATCGGTGCTTTAACTCCGTAAAAATCTTCAAAAGTTATAAAACACTCTGCACCAGATATTCCATCTTTGTCTTTCATTGGAATTACGATATTTTCAAAAAAGCGAACCAGAATACCATTTGCATTGAACTCTAAAATATCATTTATGTTTTCGTCATTATACAAATATGGATCACCAGTAATAGCATCGTGTACCATTAAAATACCATTCGTACTATCAGTAGGTAGCATCGTTAAAAATCCTGCATCCTCTGTGCCAAAATTTTTATATAGTTCAAGCATAAAACAATTATGCTCCCTTATGAAAGAAAGCATAATTATATTTTTAATAGCATCATCATAAAATGAACTAATGTAATTATTGATAAGTGTATTTAACCAACCAATAAATATTCCGTGTGCTTTTTTGGTATCGGCACCTACCTCTATTATTCTGCTCATAATTTTTTAGGCTTCATTTGTTGATACATTCCCAGAGGAATTTAAAAAATACTTCTTAACGGTTTCTGGCTGTGCTAATTTCCAATCGCACCTTCTTATACCTATACAACGAGATTTCAATATTCTTGCTACGCTAACGGAGTTATTTTGGTTTCCTCCTAAAACGTGATAGGATGTAGCATCCTCCCCAACATAGAAACCAACGTGTCCACCTCCACCAGGTCTTGTAAAAATTAAAATATCTCCAAGCATTGCATCCACTTGTTTAATGCCAAAATTTAGCCAGTTTTTTGCCCATAAAGGATTTATAACAGAACTATACCCTGCTTTATAAACAACATAAGCCACAAATAAACCACACCAAGCAATTTCATCGGAAGTATATACCCTCCCAAGACCAATTTTTTCAGCCCACCCAAGAATAACTGGATTATGATTTTTACCTACTATCTCTTTAACACCATTAAGTTTCCACCCTTCAGATATAATTTTAGGGTTCTTTATTTCATCTAAATATGAGTACCTTGTTTCCATTACTATAAATATTTTTATCTACGAATTATACACTTTTTTGTGTATGTCATCCAACTTGTTTTTTATTTCATTGTGTACTTCTTTAATTTCAGCGTGTACTTCCTTTTGCTGTTCTTTATACTCATTAAAATCCTTCTTACTGTCTTTTACATCCCTCTTTAATTCCTCAATACCATCAACTTTTTTAAGAGTTCTATTTGTAAAACTAAAAAGCCATATTACCGCAGAAATGAATAAAGTAGTTACAACAGTCTTTATCTCTAATATTTTATCCATTTTCGTAATGTGTTTTTCGCTTATGTTGATAATCGGTTAAAGCCTTTTCACAGTTAAAATTATGTTTTGATAGGGAATTTAAGAACTGTTCCCAAAGTTTTATAGTGTAAATTTTTGCTTTTATGTAAAGAGAAAATTTGCAGTTGGGATATTTTTTTACATAGAAAAATGAGGTAAATAGTAAGGCTAGAAAACCAAACCCCCATTGAAACGATATGTTGTAAACATCATCTTTTTTATAAAAAAAGTAAACCAAAGCAAATATAAACTGAACACAAGCAGTAATTCTTGACACAGAACAAAATCTATAATAAAATGTATATACAACAAAGAAAACCGAATAAATTAAGCTAGTTCCTATTGAATTGTCAATCTCAAACCCATTCCTAATGTAGAACGGTTTATTGACAAAATATAGGGTGTTTATAATAAGCTGTACTAATGTTATTATAATAGGAAAATAAGCCATTAGTAGTTTTGCTAATAGACCCATTCTCCTAGTTAATTTTCTTTTATCTATAAACCTCATTTTTTTAGTGCTTGATAGTTCCTGTATTACCACCACCTATATCTGCTCTTGCCTGTTCATTTGCGATTGCTTGTGCATCTTGTATCATCTTGTCTTTGTTTGCACTTCCAGAGGATGATCCAAAGAAAAACATAATAACGCTTGATACAAAACCAATCAATGCCCCTAATACCATATCGGGTAGTGGTACGAATACCATTGCATTAATTCCAAATACTACTACAAAAATTGCGAGTATTGTTTTAACTGTGATGTCTTTTGTTTTCATAATTTTTTTAGTTTTTGATTAAAATTGATTTTAAAATTAATATTATTGAAGGTACTAAAGTATAAATTAAATCTGAAATACTAAAACCGCCATAACTATATTCATCATATAATTCTTTTGCCAATCCTATTAGAAAGACTATTGCTAAAGCACTGTAGTCGTTAAAGAATAAATTTGCTAGTATAAACAGTGCAAAACCATAAATAAAATGGTTTGCTTTGTCTTGTTGTAGTTGCGGTAGTGTCATAGTGTTAAAAATTTATTAATGTGAAACCCAATTTGTTCCGTTATAAAGTACTGCACAAGTTACAGTGCCTCCGCCAGTCAATGCTCCCAAATAGGTTGGTGCAAGTGCATCTGTTACATATAAATTTAGACTTGTAGGAGCAGATGAAGGTAAAGTTGCTACTGTAAATTTATTATTACGTATTTCTATGTTGAAAGTTTGGTTACTGATTGATTCTATAAGTTTGTTATTTTCAAAGTTCTCATTAACAGTGTTTCCTGAAAAACTTTCCAATATATTACTAATAAAACTATCGTTAATTATATTATGTGCAAAGTTTAAATTGATTCTATTTGCAACAAAAGAACCGTTAACAGTGTTATTATAAAATTCTCCTAAAATTATGTTATCAATGGTTGATTCTCCATTAAAAACACTATTATACAGGAAATCTCCATCAATTACATTATATGCAGCGTAAGTATAATCTTCAATTAATAATTTGTCAACTCCACCTCTGTCATACTTCACGTGCCTCCAGTCAGTTCCTATATCATTATGTCTTAAATTGTCAATCCTCCTATAAATCTTACCTTTAGTAAATCCCTCTGTTCCAGCCCCATTTCCAGTATCGCCGGTTATCTCATAGTAAACTGTGTCTTGCGGATATAATTTAGAAGATGCAATATTGTTAAATTTATTAGTTTCAAGTGCTGTCAAGAATAAAGGCTCGACAACTCCACTAGATTTGGCTGCTAAAGTAACTGGCTGGGTGTAAGTTGTCATATAATCAGTAAGCAAATAGGTTCTACCTACAATTAATCCATTTGAAGCTATCAACGCCACTAATTCTGAATAGGTCTTGCTAATGTAAGCCAAACTAACTTCCCCATTAGCCATTAAATATTCTGATGCTAAACCTCCTGGCTTTCTAAACCCAACCCCCTGATAATATCCATCGTGAGTAATGTAAGCATTGGTTGCACCATTTTTCTTAAATATTGCAATAGGATTAGTACTACCACTTCCTATTTCAAAAGTTCCACCAATTGCTGTTGCAGAGTAACCGTAAATGCCTGATGTATTACCTGTTCCTGAAATACCATATCTTGACCCAGTAGCAACAACACCGTCTTGACCGCCTAATACTGTCAATCCAAATTGTGATGCAGTGCCATCTATCTTGGCACTTCCAGTAACTTGTAGTTTATCAACGCCGTTATCTGTTGTATTTGTTGTAAATAATCTTCCACCATTTCCTGACTCACTCCAGTTAGTATCTCCAACCATACCAGAGTTTACAAATTTAGTAAGTCTATTAAAAGTTGTTGTACCTGAACTTATTACATTATTAGCTATAACATTTTGCTTATTGTTAAAATATGACCAATTTGATGCTGTCAATAGACCTCTACTACCAGCAGATGATGACGGTATATTCAGTGTAATATTACCTGTACTAGTTACTGGAGAACCACTTACACTTACATCTGTACCAGTAGTTCCAATAGATAACCCAACACTTGTGACTGTGCCTGAATTAGTTGAGTAAACATTACTGTCAACACTGCCATCAGCTTTTAAGAATTGAGTTGAAGTTCCTCCAGATTTTACAAAACTATTAGCTGTAACTTTACCATCATGAGATATTGAGGCTTGATTAGTAGAGTTCTTTGAGAAGTCTATTATATTTTGAGTAGATGGTGATTCAATATTCAATATAGCAGATTTACCAGTAGATGTGATATATAAACCTGTTTGCTGTGAACTTATAGAAATTCCTGTGGTTTCACTATTTACATCAATACCTGTATTACCAACAACGCTTATTCCTGTACCTCCATTGCCATGATTTCCAACATCTAACACAGTTTTATTTTCTAAACTATTAGTTAATAAAATAGGTTTATTAGTAACTGTACTTCCAGACGTTGCTACTTGCTGTAAAGTAGGAGTAGTTGGAGTTAAACTAGATTTCAAAACCCAATTCACTTCTTTTGTAATACTGTCTTGGACTAGAACTCTAGTAGCTGTGTTCTGTTTTGTGTTGCTATTTATTTTTAATTTGTTAGCAACTGTCGTCTGTGCTTGAAAATTTATTGATGTTAAAATCAATACGAGTAATAATAGTATTTTTTTCATTTTAAAATGTGGTTTTTTCGCCAATATGACGGATTATTGTAATAGTTTGGATTGTCATCATAGAATTTGTGGTTTGCACAACTTCTCCTGTATCTGATGTTACTTCTTTAAGGATTTGAACCTCACCATCTTTAATTCTCTGGACGATAAAACTACCATCTTGCTGTTCATTTCTGAAAATTGTTTGCTCCATTTTTTTTATTTAATTTAGGTTAATATTACATTTCTGTTTGAACCAAAGGAGTAAAGTTGTCTGAATTTGTCAAATTACCACCCAACCATTTCGCCTCTGTGTATCTAAATAGCCCATCATTTGACCAACCACAAAAAATGTCACCTATTTCATCTTCTAAAAGATTTGTATTTCCAAACCCCTTTTGAATGAACCTGAATGTGGTATGTGGATGTCTATTACTTACATCTACTTTTTTAGCTAGGGCTTTAAATATAGTATCGCTACTTGGAGATTTCTCTTTATAGCCCTCTGTAATACTTTCCGTTATCACATCTCCCCTAGCCCTTTCTTTGGTGTAGTAAAAATTTTCAGTACCCTCTGGAACTTCATCAGTAGTTAATTCTACCTCTCCCTCATATCCATTAACAGACATAACTCTACCATCTACCCCATCAATACCATCAATACCTGCATCCCCAGTATCTCCTTTATCACCCTTTGCTCCAGTATCTCCTTTCTCTCCTCTACACTCAACCCAAGCCCCGAAAGAACCATTTGGCAACTCAAACTGTATTCTTGAATTTATATCATCTATTTGGTGGCTAGGAACATTACCCTTTTCTCCTTTTAATTCTGAAAAAACACCCCAAGAACCATTTGGATTTTGAAACCGAAGTTTAGTGTAATCCCACTCGTGATTAGGAATATCTCCCTTTTCCCCAACATCTCCCTTTTCCCCAACATCTCCTTTAACACCATTTAATCCATTAGTACCATTTTGACCATTTTGACCTACCAAATCTATAAGAGTACCCCAAGAACCATTAGGTAACTTAAATTGAAGTTTAGTTCCAGACCACCTATGCTCTGGGGCTAATCCTGTTGAACCATTTGTTCCATTAAGACCATTAGTACCTGTTGCTCCTTTTTCTCCAACCTCACCTTTTTCTCCAACCTCACCTTTTTCTCCTTTAACCCCTTTTAAAGGTTTTACAACCCATTGACCATTGGAAAATATTGCAATATCTACACCTCCACCATAACCATTCTCAACAAAAACAACCTCTAACTCTTGTGGATTACTAATAAGTGCTAAATCAGCCTGTGTCGAAACTACACCAACAGGAGAACAAGTACACTCCTCATTTGAAGTTGAGCCACCAAATAGATAAACTATGTTAGAACTGGCTATGTTGTTATAATTTGGCATATTAAATAAAAATTTTTGATTTAGATAAAACTACTATATAAACTCTTCTTATATATCTTTTGGAATTTCAATATTAGTGTTTGGGGATATTACAAGTTTATGTAACTGTGCATTTATTGTTGTTCTCGCCAACAAATTTTCTTTTTTCAACCTTTCAAAAATATCGAATGTAGTTAATTTTCCACCCCAGAAACTACCAACACAAATAGTAGCAAGTGTTTTATCCGCTAGATTTTTAATTGCCTCAATACACTCATTCATATCAACCTCATCCGCTACAACAAATTTAATATAATCTTTTGAACATAAGCTGTTTAAATGTTCTATATCTAAAAATAATTTATCCGCATTTTTAATACCTGCCGATATAAGTTTGTAGTCAAGTATCCAATGAATTTTATCACTAATATTGTTGTATGGCAACCAACTAATTGTTCCGCTTGTTTCCACACAAATAGTTAGTCCTGTCAAAGAAAGTTCATATAGTAAAACCCAAACATCACTATCATAATTCCAAAGTGGGTCGCCACCAGTTAGTGTAACTAATTTTACACCGGTTTTTTTAGATAGTGTAACTGTCTTATTCACTATTTCCATAACTTCATCCTCCTCATTGGGTTTCTCTAAACCCTCTGGAGTATCACAAAGTATTCCCATTGTTTTTTTATAACAACGCAAATGGCACCCTTGTAATCTTAAAAAGATTGCAGGATGCCCGATGCCTAAAGGATTAGCCTCACCTTGAAATGTAGTATAGAGAGAGTTAAGTTTCATTTACCAATACTTTTTGACAAATGTACTTAATTTTTTATATCATATAAAAATAAATTATAAAATTTCTAACTGCTTCTCTGCTTGGTCGAAAGTATATAGGTGCTGTTTATTGTCATTGGAGATAACCTCAATAAGATTTACATATTCTTTATTGGATCTTTGCTCTACCATAAATTTTTCTACAACACCTTGAATATTTCCAGAGAGTACATTATTCATTTTTACCTTATCACCTGGTTGTAACCAAATTCTAAATAATCTAATACTACCTTGTTTATTTCTCAAAGTTGTGTCAAACCTTTTTGAATTTTTGCTAATGTTACCATCAGAGTTTACCTGTACCAACTTGTATTCTGCATCTCCATTTCCTTGAACTTTATACTCAACTCCTTGAACTTTGTAGATACTTAAATCCCCATTTAATGACTTGTAAAACACGAACTCTCCTGCTGAAATTTTCATAAATTTTTATATTAGTGTATAATTCTTTTCTAACTCTCCTCTAGTAATCCAATGTGCATTCATCAACTTGTCCTGTGGCACCATATAGAATAAAAATCCTTTTGGGTTGCTTATTTGAAATTTTGATGTACGCCCTATTCTACCAAATTTACTTTCAAAATCAATACGATCAATCTCCCAAATACTTCCTGTCGATTTATAAACTAAAGGCTCTTTAAATTGGTATAGGTAAGGTTGTACAAATTTATTCGCACCATCCTCAATAGCCACATAATATTTTGATGCTTCGGGTGAAGTTCCTATTGTGGACAAACATCTATCTTTAAACGCATCTCGATTATATGGATATAGTCCAAGCCATTCCTTTACCCAACCGCCCCCATTTAGCATAAAATCCTTGTCGGGTTTGTCATAATCAGAAACTATGCAAATTTCTGGGTGTGGGTGGAAAATTCCTTTTTGTGGAGTAACCACCAATAGTGTTGATATTGGATATTTATGTATCTTCATTTGAAACAAGTAACTCGTTTAATATTCCGTTTTTCTTTTTGTGTTTTATAGGTAGTCAGCATTGTTACAACTTCCTCCGCAAATAACACTTTTATTTCCTCATAGCAGTACAACAAATAATCGGGATCTACTTTAAAAATTTCATCAACTCGTTTCTTTGGATATTTTTTACTAAAGATAGCGTGTGAATTTAGATGAAAAGTTTTTGGGTTTCTCTTGAACATAGATTTACTCATCCTTTGTATCTGGTATTAGTGTCCATTTGTGAACTATGAATTGAATATCTTCGCCAAATTTCTTACCTAAAAATCCAATCAAACTGCATTTTTGGCAAGTGCCTGTCGCATACTCTGGAAATTCACGATACATCTCTTTATCAATTTTCAGTATGTCAATTTGGGTTCTACCAGTACAAGCTGTCATTAACCCATCGACAAATAACTTAACACCAGTTGTGTTCTTAAAATGTACAGCATCTTCTTCAAAATCGGTACTGTAAAATTTTGATTTCTCAAATAACTCTAACTGTATTTCCATATCTAAAACCATTTTATAATTGTTTGTCCTGTATAACCTTTCTCCCAAATGAACCAAGCATAAGAAACTGCACTCTCTCCCTTGAACTTTCCATTCATAGCACATTCTATCCTACCAGATGAGATGTGAACTACTTTAGGAGGATTTTTCGTGAAAAACTCTTTCCTTGCTTTCCCCTCCAAAAATTGTAACTTCAAAAACATTGCAACCTTTCTGCCTGTTGAAATTGTCTGCAAAGATTTCAAAATAAATTCTAATGCAAATTTATATGGTGGGTTCGTAATTATATCACCATCAAAAGTATTATTTTCTTTCAAAAAATCTATAACCCCATCACCATAGCCTCTGTAAATTAAATCTGAACTGAATACATTGTGTCCATACACCTCAAATACTTTGCTTAAATGCCCCTCTCCACAAGCACACTCCCATATATTTTCGTGGAACTTCTCTATAAGCATCAAACTATGTCCTGCCTTTGGGTCGGTTGCATAATAATCATTTGCCTCTCTAACCTCTTCCGTATGGCTAGATGCTCCAAGCGTTTTATAAACACTATTCTTATTCCCAACCCAATCTTTACTTCTCAATGGCATATTTTTCTGCTGATACTATTTCTTTAAATTTGTTTTGCATCTTACTAATTTCACTCTGATAATTTTCCCCACCATACTCCTTCAGTAGATTTATACCAAGTTCAGATTTCCAAGTTTCACAAACTGCATTTCGGAGAGTAACAGTAGCCGAGTGTGGTTGGTCGTGATTTGCCAATCTTCCCTCCGTAGGCTTCAACCCAAGTTCGTGCAATTCACACAAACCCTTACTATTGTGGAATGTGCATCTATCAAATAAAACATCATCAGTACTTTTTGGGGCAACTAATGAGTAAATTTCGAGTGTATTTTGGTTCACAAACATTGTAAACATCAAATCGCTCCCAAAACCCATTTTCTGCAAACGGACAACTTCCTCTGGTGTAGGGAAACAGGGAGAGGCTAAACACATAGACTTACACTTACTACAACTGCAATTATGTGGCTTATATCCATCAATAACTAACTCAACTGGTGCTATTTCCATAACCTATTTATTATCGTCTTGTTGCTCAATTAATGCCTCTAAATAGAGGTCTTTACTGCAAATTATATTCTCAATCTGCATTTGGTATTTTGCTTCCTCCCAACTGTATGGAATTTCATTCGAAAAAAATTCACGAAGTTGTTTAGAAAACTCAAAAAGGAACTTCTTCATCTTGCTCTGTTTCTTCATAGTGTGGTTTTATGTGTTCATTAAAATACTGCTCACCTCCGTAAAATTCTTCAAGTTCTGCATCCGTTGGGTAACGACCAAATTGCAATTTTAAATCAATCCACCGCTTCCTAGAATTTTGGCTCAATGTAAGTACGAAAATATTACTAAAGGTGTAGCCAAGTTTATCATTTCTTCTATCAATGGTATAGTTACCTGCATTACTCCTACCCTTAAATTCGAGATAGTTTTCCTTTTCGCAAAAATCTTTAAACTCCTCAATGGTCAAAGTAAATTCTTTTTTCCTTCTTCTTGCATTCTGCCGAAGTACATCAAACCAATAACGTAATGGATTATTAATTTTTTGATATTCTCTTTTATGCTTAAAACAAAACCTGTTACCTACACCAGTAGAATTTTTGCATTGAGATACGACACATAAGTTTTCTTTAACCCTGGCAGTATATTTAGGCTCTGATATTAATTTCATTACTATTCGTGGTTAATTAGTAGTATATTATATATATATATATTAATAATCAAATATAGGTAAGTATATTATGTCAATAGCACTATAAAATTTTTATTTTATTTATGCCAAAACGACTTAAAGTCCAAGAACCTCTAACCAATTTTAATGTATTATCAAGAAAACAATATACAACTTTGTACTTTTCTAACATTAAATTAAATTCTATATGCTCCACCTCCAGAAAAGTTTCATCGCCCTCTAAAGAACCACCAAAATCAATGTTTATTTTATCACCAGTTTGTAAAAAATAGGGTCTAAATTTATGGTACTTGTGTTTTGAAATAGTTAGGTTGCCATCGGCTAAATTCTTAAAACCAGAACCTATAAAGACAAAAATATCTTTACTTCCAATCATTGTATAGTAGTATCCCTCTTTTAAGTCTTTACCAAGTATTTTGTATGCCATAATTTATAAAAATTTAATCCACTTCACTATATCAGCTAATTTATAGTGTGCTGTTTTTACTTCTTTTTTTCTGTTACCATACTTGCTCAAAAATAAAAGATTAATAAAGTAACCGCCAAATACACCTTTTTTATATTCAATAGATTTTAAAGTATAGGTATAATCACCGTGAAGATTTGTAACAATAAACATATCTGAAATTTGCAACCAGTAAGGCTTTAATTTATTGCTTCTTTCTGCCAAAAAATATATAATAGCATTAGTTTCAAAATCCATAACACTAATAGTTCCCTCAAAATCTATATTAGTAATGACACCAAGAGAGGGAACACCAGTTAAGTGTTCTTTTGTTATCACATACATTCCTTTCTGAAACCCTATACTTTTTACCATAAAAGTTCAAAATTATCTATATACCCATAATCTATATTTAGGTTTAGCCCAAAGGTAATACCCATAGTTGTCCTAACACTAAATGCCTTGTGGCTATTACAAAATACCTCATCAACAATATACTTCCCACCATCAAAATAAAACTCATCACCAGCCTGTATCCATAAAGGTATTATAGTATTTTCATCTAGTTCTATCGCTTTAAAAGTATCTAAAGATATACCAACAATTTTATGCGGATTTGACCCAAGATTATTGTATCTAATAGATGTAATTTTATAAACCTCAACGCACTCTATTAATTTTGAATTATTAACTATGCTGTATTTATGGCAAACATAGTCTGATACGTTGTACCTAATCTTATCTAAATATGTTCCGTTCATAAATTTCCCAGTGTTCAATTTCATTCAAATATAGTTTTTTGGTATAAGTAAGTGTACCAGTAAAAATATCTATTTTCTGAAGGTTTACAAGAAATAAATTATTTTTAATGCTATACTTCAAGTCAAGAATTTTAAAAGCTATACAAGTATGATAACCAGTAGAGAGGTCTTTAAAATGCTTCTCTATAACAATATCTCCTGCTTGAACCCATAAAGGTTTAAGTAGTTTACTATCTCTGGATGTTATCGGAAATTCTAATCTATCTGCCAAGTCTAAAACCGTATCCTCCGAAATAGCTTCACAAAGTATCCACTCATCTGTTTTACCAAGTTGGAGGGAAAAATATGTTCCTACCACTAATGCTTTCATCTAAAAAATGTATTTGTTCTATAACGCTCTTACTAACTATCCTATCAAATTTACTATTAAACATATTATCGAATAAGGTTAAAACCAAATCATCACCACAAACCTTAACATCTCTTACTTAAAAAACTCTTTTGCTTTCTTTGGAATTTTCAAAAGTAATTTTATCATACCTCTGAACCCATAGAATATTGAAAGTATATTTATCAGACCCGAATATTGGGAAAGACTTTCCGTCAGCCAAGTCCACTACACTTATAGACAAACCATTATTTAAAATCTCACAATAAGAACCAATAGAGCTGTCCGCAAAGCATAACCAAATAAAAGTACCAATCTCTAAATCTTTAATATCTTTCATCAGTCAATCATATCAAAATTAGCCAATTTATCTAAACTAAATATACTGTGTTTTCTAGGTTTATTTGCATCTTTTAAAAACTGCTTCATATCTCCCTTTTTTGATAAAACACACCGAACCACCAAACCAGTAGCCCTTTTAAATTCAAGACCCAAAACAAGATAAACATTATCAGCATCAATACCAAAAATGTCGCCTTTCTGTACCCAAAACGGTTTAATATTCTCTGGGTAAAACTTCAAAGGAATATTTTTACCATCCATAGTTTTACAATGGTATTCAGCAAACGGCATTCCAGCACTTTCAATATATTCAATGTCTAGTACTTTACAATCAGCAAAAACATACTGCCCATACCCATACTCTATTTTATCAACCATTTTAGATCACCTTATGAATTTGTCTAATTTCATCATCTTTTATTGGATACCAGTAGCAATCCCATACCACATATATTCCACCATCTTTGTCAAACCCAGTTATCTTACTTGTGAACCGAATGTCATTTCTAAAACCACCAGTAAATTCTATAATTTCGCCTACCTTGAATTTAGGATGTTCTGTTATAAACTCCATTCTCTCTATTCCAGCCAAAATGCGTTCTTTGTCCAAACTGCGTTCTAGTACTTCTATAAGATTAAACTTTTGTAGGTTCTCAACTGTTGCCATTATTATAGTTATTTATATTATTTAATTTTAATCAAATTTAGTAATTATATTTTATGTCGATGTACTGCGTTTTTATTTAATTTCATTGAAATTTAGTAACCACTCAACTGCACTGCGATTTATCCTGCTCCTGCCAAAATTTCAGCAAATTTTTGAATTTATTCTGAATTTATAGCACTATGATTTTTAGAATTTTGAAAATAAATACAAAATTTACTTAACTGTGATTTTAAAAAATTTGGAAATAAATATGTGTGTGTAGCTTAACTATGATTTTTAGAATTTTGAAAATAAATATGTAAGTAGGGGAGGGTTTCATTTCAAAAATTTAGGTTTAAAGGTGGGGGGTCATTTTCTAACCTCTTCCCTCCAATAAACCTAAATCCATCCCACCCAATCTGATTAAATTCCGAAATAGAAACCTGCAACACCCCTACCAACAAAGTATAGTAGTGCAAGTATAATAAGTCCATAACAGAAAGCATCAAACCTTTTCTCATATTGCGTTTTTTCTTTTCTATATCTACTCATTGTCTTTGTTATATTGGTTTTCAAGCCAGTTAATAATACACTCATATTCACTCCCTCCATCAGGATGATTAAAATCACTTCTTTTAAATTCATTGTATAGGTCGGGCAATACTTTAAATTGAGTATCATATTCCAACTCTTTAAAGTCCTCATCATATAGCTTTAATAAATTGCTATATAGGTACATAGAGTAATCAATAGTTGCTACCATATCTCTATGTTTTTTCTTTCCTCAACATACACCTCCATTATTTCCTCCTCTGTAATTCCATAAGCCATCAACGCTCCGTGAGTGTCGCTTATATCTCCAGTATAATACGCTTCATGGTTGGACAATTCTCTTTTGATAATTCCCACCTTTCCGTTTTCTTTTAGGTCTTGTTGCATTGCTTTTTTAAAGTTTTCAACCAATCCCTCTTTTAGTGCTTTTGCGTTCTCCTTTGGGCAAATTAAACCCATTCCCAAACTAACATATTCCACACCCTCTTTCAGTTGCTCCTTTAATTGGTCATCCGAAAAAGCATAAAACCCACCAAGTTCATTTAGTAGGTTTGTAATTCCCTGTTGGGAGTAATCCGATAAATACTTCATCTTTAATAAAAATTTTGGGGGAAATCGTGATATTCACCTTCCCCCTGTTAATAATTAATCATACATTGTTCTCACCCAAGCCCCTTTGATGCCTTGCTCATCCATATACTGAACAACCAGGCTATCATACGAAGATTTGTAGTAAAGATTTTGTGCTAAATGGGCTTGTATAGGGTTTCCACTCGCTTCAAGTTTTTTCAAGTAGTTTTTATCAATACAAGAAACAACCATTTGGTTTATTTTATCCCTTAACTTACCAGCTTCTTCCACAATGCTTTTGGCTTTTTTGCTTCTCTTATCAAACTCAATAAAACTAAATCCACACCCACCACCTAAAAATAAGTAGCTTTTTGGTTTTTTAGTTGTCATTGGGTCATCCGATATAGTAGAACTAATCTGAAATTCTTTTGTGATGCTTTGCACCAGAACATCAACCTTGCTCTCTAAGAAGTGTAATAAGTCATTTTTTGGTTTCCTCTGATACCCACTTTGTTGTTGTGCCTCCGAAATTAGCTTTGATGCCTCCTCCTTTGATATAACAACAGTTCTGTAATCTTTCTTTGTTATGCAAAATAAAGCATAACGTTGTCTATTGGTTGCTGTGTTCGCCTCCATATTAAAAAATTTTATTGGTTACATTTTTAAGTCCTTCAATATGTCAAATAACATCCTATCGTGCGTTGGTGGTTTTTTGCCTCCATTCCTTTCAATATTCAAATGTAATAATAAATATTTAAAATGCAAATTAAATTTCAATAAAATTTAATAAAATTTTAAAAAGTCTTATTTTTCAAGGGTTTCAAAGGATTAAATTTTAATCAAATTTAATCAAATAAGGCATTTTTAAGGAGGTTTTATGGTTTTATGATGTTCGCAGCATTGCATAAAAAAAGCCTCGATTAAGAGGCTTATTTTGGTTTTAAAGTTGTCCTTCTGTTGGTGCAGGTGTGGAATGTGCATCTTTGCGGGTTCCTTTGCTTTTGGTGGCTTGTGCCTCCTCCTTTGCAGGGGTCAAATTTGCAGTAGCTTCCTTGATTTTAGCTTTCACCTGCTCGGTTAAGTCCTTGCCTAATTTGGCTTTATTCACATCTCCAACCGCTTTTGCAATAGCATCTTTTGAAGTTAGTTTCAAGCCCATCAAACGGTCAAACTCTTTTTGTTTTTCTGCGTTTGCTTTCACTACTGCCTCCACACCATCTTCGATGTTTTTCTTTGCGGTTGCAAGTTTTTCTGTCAAAATCTCACTTTCTTCTTTTGTGAAAGTGTTTTTGTCAAATAATGCTTGGTAACGCTCCAATAAACCTTTCGTTGTGATTTTGGCATCGTTAATGCTATCAAACGCTTTCGCTGATGCTTTTGCTCTTCGTTCTGCAATGTCCATAGCTTTCTCGATACTTGCTTCTTTCATTGAAGCACTCTCTTCGTTCAACCCCTCAAACATTGGGTCAATAATTGCTATTGCTTTTGCATTTACGGCTTCTTTTGCAACCAATTCTGGTCTAAACGAATGCCCTAAAGTGAATAAACCTTCTCCATCAACACAAGTAACAAAACCGCCTGGACTTGATTGTAAAACTCTTGTGGCTAATCTTGTACCATAAGTTTCATCATACCCTAATAAATATTCTCCTTCATTGAAATTTACATCTTTGCCATTGATAGCAAAGAACTCAAAAGAAGTTTTAAATATATGGTTTGCTTGTAACCAATTTTTACCAATTTCAACCGCTTTTGTTTTTTGCTCTTGGGCTAAAGTAGCCCAAAATTGTACAAAAGTCATAGTTTTCAACGCTCCTGCTGAAGGTGTTAATTTCGCTTGGTTATCGTAACTATCATCTGTTATTGGATTGCCAGTTTCAATAGCACTCATTAGAACATTTGCTCCGTTTTTTGTATTATTAAAATCGTGGTACAAATCCCAAACAGGTTGCTCATCCTTCGTTAAAGTAGTTTTTTCAACTTTGTAAAAGTCTGTAACTGCATCAAATGATACTGTTCCATTTTTTTCAATTATAACATTGCAAACTGTAAAAGATAACTTGTTAGTTAATAAGAATGCTGTCATTTCAGTAGATAAACCTAAACTTGTAACGAATTTTTTAATTGCTGATTTCATTTTTGTAAATTTTAAAGATTTTAAATAAATTTTTTAGTTTTCACAAACAATAGTCAGAATAAGCAACATCAAATCTACAATAAATTAATATTGTCGTTGATTTTAGTTTCCTATATTCCAGTATGTCAAAGACCGTTCGGGTTTCCATTGCTTTTTTGGTCGTGGCGTTCCTTTGTGATGGTTCGCTCTCAAAAATGTGCATTTTGTTGAATAATCGGAGGCATTTCGTTTTATTTGCGTTCCTTCTTCATTTGTGGCGGTTTTGCCCTTCCTTCTTCATTGGTTCGCATTGGTCGTTTTTTGCCTTCCATTGCCCTTTGCCCTATAATTTCAATGTGCGTAATTTGTAGGAATTTTCGCCTTATGGTGGTCATTCCGTCATCAAATCTTTTGTAAAGGTAATTTAATTTTTTATATATCAAAATTAAATTTGAATAAAATTTAATAAAATTTTAAAAAGTCTTATTTTTCAAGGGTTTCAAAGGATTAAATTTTAATCAAATTTAATCAAATAAGGCATTTTTAAGGAGGTTTTATGGTTTTATGATGGTTTTATATGGTTTATTAAAGTTTAATCAAATTTAATCGTTTTATAAAAAGTCAAAATAATAAATATGTAAATCTGTAAAAGTAAAAAAGCCCTCCAAATTAATGAAAGGCTTTCCAACCAAAATAAACAACCAAAACCTACCTCAATTTTTTATTAGAATAAATCTTTTGTGTTCTAACAACCGTAATAGAGTTCTCTAATTCTATATCCAGTAACTCCTTATACAATTTGGCAATAGCTGGGAAACTTTTTACCCTCGACTTCTCTCCTTCAGCAGGTAAGGACAAGTAAGTAAACATCTTTGCTTTCCCCTCTTTCGAGGTATTGAATAACCTCATCTTATCAAACGCTTCCGTTTCTAAAAAATGTGCTACCCCCCCAAACTCTTCGTCAATATGCTTTCGTAAGTGAATTACTAAATCTTCATACTCATAACACAATCTGTGTTTCTCTTCCTGCTGTTGCGTTTTATTTTTACGAACAGGCATAATTATCAGGGTTTAAATTTCTTGAAAACACAAAATGTGTGGAGCATCTGCCTCCGTAGGTGGCATAACCTCAACAAATAGCATCTTTCCAGTAACCGCTTTGTCCGGTGCAGTATGGTAATGGAACAACAAAGTCTTAATACACTCTTTGTTAAACTCATCATCTACAACGTCATCCTCTGTACCACCTGGTGAAAAGGCTAAAAATAGTACATTTGCTTTCTCACCTGTTTCTGGGTCTGAAATGCTACGCTCAAAAACATCATTAACATTATCCAAAAGGTCTTTGGCAACGTTAGAGATAAATTTCTTAACCTTTTCCTCTAATATAGATTTCTTCACAACCGCCTCTTTTTTTGGCTCGGCTTCTGTTTTTGGTTTAGCACTTGGTACTCGTCTTGGCTCTTTTACCTCTTCCGTAGTAGCTTCAACTTTCTTTGGTGCTTCTTTTTTTACTTCCCCTCTTACTGGCATAATGTATATAATTAATAGTTATTAAATTTAAGTCAAATATAGTAAATATTTTTATCTCTGCAAACACTTCCTCAAATGTTTAAAATCTTTGGTTAGGGAAACGGGGCTACAAGTCAGAAATCTATAAAGTCTTTCAGTATCCGTAACACCCTCCATTTCCTCTATTGTAAGATTTTCGGAAAGTAACGTAGAATATTTACTCTTTGGATCATCTATCAAGTTCTTTGCCTTCCACACCACCGACCAGTAGTGAAGTATAATCAAAAAGTTCACAAATCGTTTCATAGTTTTTTCACAAAATTTGTTAAAGCAACCCCCAAACAAAGTAAATCATTCTTTGCTGTAATTACCTCACCACCAAAAAAGTCCTTACGGTACATAGTCAATGTAGCCCAAGTTCCATCGGGAGAAATAAACACAACCGCCAGTTGTTCCCCATCATCGGTTTTACTTTCAATCGCAACCCCCAACTTCCCTAAAGAAATTTCTCCAGTGGGGTCAATAATATCCACAGGCTCAATATGCCAAGTTTTCTCATCAGCACTTCCTAACTCAATAATACTTTCAGCCACCTTTGGGAAAAGTTTTTGGGTAGTATCAAGAAAACAATAAATATCATAAAGCATCTCTTCATCAACCTCATCCCACTTTAGTATCTTCTTGCCTTCTTTCACAAACACAACAACACTACTCATCCCAAGCCCAATCTTGTGTTTGGGTGTGTCCATAATAATAGCACCCTCTGGCTTTACCAAAAGTCGCTCCATCAAAAGAGCAACCTCCCTCAAATACACATTTGCACTATTTACCATCACCTTTAGTTATTGCTTTCTTATATAATTTTTCCTGTATCTTACATTGGTCTAAAAAGAAATCAATGAAATCATCAATATTCACTCCATCGGGGATTTGCATATATGCAAGTTTTTTGCGGATAGAAGTAGCCACTCGTTTCGGGTCGTAATAATTTCGAAGGTCAAAAGAAAGCGGAATAAACTTCTCACCCTCTTTCAGTTTTTCCTCTCTCCCATTAATAAGGAGTTGAACCTTGAAATCATCAATAAAAAGTTCCACCTTATCAAAAGCCCATTCGCCACCCAAAACCACAAAACCCTTACCCGACTTCATAGCCTTAACCTCAACATTCCATCTACCCACCTTTTCAATGGAAGAGTTTCGCATAGTATCGGGGTTACAAACCACAATCAAGTCAGTCGGAGGAGAAGTAGTCTTATCAACCACCTTTCCAATCAAACATCTCTCTCCAGATTTGTTCACACTCTCACGCAAAAATAATCTCTTAAATTCTGTAACAGTTCTAATTTCCATAAAATATGTTTTTAATCGTTTTTATTATTTGTCAAATTTAAGTAAAATTAAATGAATAATCAAAACATAAAAGTATTAAATTTTAGTCAAATTAAATAATTAAATTTCAATCAAATTAAATCGGTAAAACCGATAGAAAATCTCAAAAGGAATTTCGCCCAAAATAACATCTATGATTGTGTACTCTCTGTATGGGGAAAAAACGACACCAAATATTTCTCAACCCCTATGTTTATTGAATTAAATTTCACTCAAATTAAATACAAAATACCTAGATTTTGGTCAAAATGCTACAAAACCTTTTCAAAAATCGTAATATCAAGGGTTAGTACTCTCCCAGTTATAGAGGTTTATAGAGGCATATCCATTGATTTATGTGAACTATCTCGGTGTTTAATAGAATAATGAATATGTATGATGTCTATTTATTATTATTTAGATTAGTATTAATCATTCCACTCCTTTCTGCCCGATTTTTTATTCTTTATTTTGTGCCGAAAATCTTTTGCCAAAAAATTATCTTCTCTACTCCATCCTCAAGTGTATATCATTCATTATACATTCTATCTCCTATACCTACCCATCTATATCTTTTCTGCCGAGAATTTTTTCCGAAATTTTATCCACTTAATTGCTATAAAATTTAATGAAGCATTTATCTCCCATCTACCGAATTGTCTATACATTATCTTATTCCGACCACCTACCAAAGAAGTTCTTTTTATATGCCTCTTTTATGTGCCAAATTTTCAAGTACAAACCCCATTTAGTAAATCTATGAAAGCTATATTAAAAATTAAGGTCTGAAATAATCTATTTACCGCTTGTACCCACCCTTTTTTGCTTTTTCAAAGTGTGCATAATCCACCATAACTACTCTATCTCTCAACAGCATAACATTATGTATGGTTACATCATTAAACCAATCTTCGTATTTCTTATGGTTTAACTCTTTTTCATATACTTTGTACCAATAATCATTCAAAAATTCGTCTGCTTTTTCCATACCCAAGAAAAACCCATAAAATGAAATCCACTTAACTGGACATAAAACAGTTCTGATATAGGGTATATTTTCTCCCTTTGCTTTGTTCCATTTAATATACTCCTCTCTATTACTTTCCATACCTGCTCGAAGTCCTTTTAGACCTAAATCTAGTCTAGGTATTTTTACCGCAGTTTTTCCAAAAAAGAAAACCAGTCTTGTTGATCCACCAGTCAAGTGTAATTTCTCTTTTATCTTTTTCTTATTCATAAAGCACTTCATTTATTTTACCAGTCAGTAGTATAAATTGGTCGAATGTTCTATTGGGCTTCCGATACCTAATCTGTAAAGCATCATTCCCAAAAGCATCCACACAAGTTTCTACAACACCAATTTCGGCAGGTGCAGGAGGAAATATTCCTCCCTCTGGTTGTAGGGTTTTTACTTTCATACCAACCTCAATAGTTATCCCATTAATATCTTCCATTATATTCTTTTTACACCTCTGATAATAATATCTAATTGGTCGTATGTTACCATTGTAGTTCTATCTTTTTAGTTTGGCTATTTTGATACTATCCACTCGTGAAATACTATCAACATATTCCTCAACCTCCCAGTATTTTTTATCCCTACAAAACATAACATTGAATTGGTACAGTTTTGTAACATACTCCATCTGTAACATTCGTTTCTTTTGAAGTTCGGCAACCTCATCCACTTTTTCTTTTTGGCATCCTATTGATATAATCGCAATTACCAAGATACTTAAAATAATCAATAATTTTTTCATTGTAAATGTGTTTATTAAATGTTAGTCAAATTTAGTAAATCCTTATTGTAAATCAGACCAGAAATTTTCTAAAAATTCCGTGTCGTTATCCTCTAAAATTTCAAAACCAGTTTTACCAGGTTCTTGTGTTGGTTCTTTTAAAAGTTCCTTCAACTCCTCATACCTCGTTTTTTGCTCTGGTGTAAAGTCGTTAATGTGTATCATAAGCAATTTACCAAACTCTTGCTTTAATTCATATTGTGGGTCTTGTTTAAGTTTATCTAATAACTTACCAAAATACACTTCTTGTTTTGCGATTTTATTTTCAGGCAAAGTATCTTCAAACCTCGTATGTTGTTTACCTACAACTTTCAAATCTTTGGAATTTGAATACCCCATCATACTAATTCGTAGGGGTATGTTGTTTCCCTCTCCAAGTTGATTTACCAACCAACCCACGCAATGTTCAGCATTTTCGTCAGTATCTTTCGAGTGGTGACAAGCCATTATCTTTATTGGTTTACCAAAGTCAAAAGATACCTCTTTTGCAATGGTTTCTTCTAAAGCCTTGTGTTTCATCTCACAATATCCATCGGGAATATCAAATGGGTTTGTAGAAACCTTCCACGGACATTTTTTGCATTGGTGGGTTCTCTTTAATTCTTTTTTAGTTTCCATCACTTGAATAAAGTTTATCCGCATCACGGAAGATATTTCCAGAGTTTGTCAATTTACCAGTTTCACATTTCCATACACTAACAATATCATCGAAATCTTCTTTCAATGCTTTGCTATAAAGTTTTTGTGCATCAGTATCTTTTGTAGCAGTAGCCACAATTCGCATACTAGAATATGTTTGATGGGTATCAGAAGTAACCACCAAGAAAATAGGTTTTACTGTCATTATCTTTTTGGTATTAAATGAGTTGGTGTAACTAATTTTGTAGGGCTATCAGGCTCTCCATCAGAACTCATCGAGTTAAGCATACCATCAACATCAACGAGTTTTACTGGTTTAGTCTTACCTTTGTCGCCATTGTCCATTTGCACCAAGCCAATAACTTTGAATATTGCTCTTCCGAATTTATCAAATTCTACAAACTTATACTCAAAGTCTGGTTCCACCTCTTTCTCGTGTTTTAATTCTATGGGTGTTTTATTATCATCCGAAAAAGGACTTTCCGTAGATAAAGCTACTGGAGGCATCGCTGTACCAACAATAGTTAAATAGATTGGCTTTCCTTCAGACAATATTTGCAAGTCTGCAAAAGTTGGCATCCAAGCCGATACTAATACTGGGTGCTTTCCATCAGTACCTTTGTGTACTGGTAAGTTTCCACACTCATCTTCTTCCCATCCCTCTGGTTTCCCATAAGTGATATTTGCCTGTTTAAAATTTACTGGGTTCATTATTCTTTTGTGTTAAGGTCAATTTCATCGGTCTTATCAACACCCCCCATAAGGCGTGTGATTTTTTCTTGTCGCTCTGCCAACTCCTTTGGAATATTCACTCCATATTCTTTTTCGATAGTTCCTACCGAAAGCATCTTCACTCCGCTATGATATGGCTCTAATTCATAGGCATCTTCCATAAATACAAACCACTCCGAGTTGCCTGTATTATCTCTGAAACCTGTTCTAACAAAGTGTGTTACCATATCTGGCTCTTCATCTCTAAACAAACTTATGTGGTCTGGATTAATTCTTAATTGTTTCATATTGTTATGTGTGTATTTAATCATAATCAAATTTAAGTGAAATTTAATAGTATTTAAAACGTGTAAAAATTTATAATTTCTAAAATTTAGTTTCTGGGAATTTTCTCTGCAACAACCAAAGTGGTGCTGTCAATTCTCCCTTTATTTTATCAAATTTACAAACACTTTTTGGAAACCATTCAACATCTCCTTCGCAATCTAATTTCCATTGTGTAGGTGTTTCTGTCAAAAGTGTTGCATCAATTTTGTACTCTTCTTGACTATCTTCGTATGTTACCATTATATAAGTTTTAAAATTTGTTGTGATAAAAATAAGCCAAATACTCCACCTATTGATGCACCAAAAGAATATATTATTCGTTCTCTCATCGTGCCAAAAACTACTTTCTTAACATTGTAAGACCAAATAAAAGAGATGGTAAAGCCACAAAACAAAACACCCAAATAGAATATCCTGCTCAAAAATAATGTATTAATTGCTACAAAGAAAACCTGTGCAAATCCAGCTATAAATAGCTTCACAAGATACCATATTTAATTAAGTCCATAGCTGTACTTTTTCTATAAACAAACAACTTCTCTGTCTGCTCCAAAGTTTTGTCGGGGCGGATAGAAACATTAGTTTGTTTCCTCCAAATACATTCGAAATCTTTTGGAGCATTGTACTCTGAAACATAAACCCAATGACCCTCTTTAGATTTTTTACGAACCCAAGCCCAAAACTTATTGTGGTCGAATTTATCTTTTGTATCATATTCTTTTGTACCGAAGTATGGAATATCACAATAAATAATAGAGTTAGGTGGTAGGTCTAAATCATAGTATTGTGCGTGAACAAACTCAATCCCTTTTATAGCATTCAGCTGTTTCCTAGTATTGCTTATTTGCTCCCTTACATAATCTCTCGCTCCGTGCTTTCCAGAATACCCACCCCCATAAAATCTTCCATTGAAGCCTCCCATAAAGCCAATCCAACCAAGTTCAAAATCATCAAATTTATTATTGGTTCTGCTGTTATAGTCCTCTCTAGCTTCACTAAAAAGTTCTTTGGTTATTTCATGCATAAACTCCCTACCCTCTTGTAATCCTTTCCACAAAGCAATCAAGTATCTATTATTGTCCGAACCAATCCGTAAGCCTGTAACTTTCTCAATACTATTACACCCACCAACAAAAGGCTCTATGTAATACTGCTCTGGTTTTCTACCCTTTAAGAGTATAGGCAAGAGTTCTTTCATAAACCTTGCCTTACTTCCCATATATTTCATAGCTTTTCCTTTTTAGCATCCTCACCACACTTACTTTTCTCTGCCAGAGTGCATATTCCCCCCACCCTAAAAGTGGTATGCACTTCGTACTGATTTCCATTTTGTTTTTTTTGGCTTTCGAGTAAATTTAAGTTTACCTGCGTATGCAAAGTTTTTAGTTACCTTATCAATAGTATGTACTCCTGTAATCAGAGTAGTTTTACTGCTTCTTTCCTCCAATATATTCCCAATTTCCAATTCCATAGTAATAGTTATTTAGGTACTCCATAACCATAAAACCTACCATCCCTATCATACACTGGATAAATGTAGGTTCTAATTCTATTTGAGTATTTTTCAGCTTCTTCTTTTGTGTAAAACACAGATGTTCTCCCTGACTTGACGTATTTAGTTACCTCATAGCCTTCTTCATTAAATAGTTTATCTGCTTCCATTTGTCTAAATTAATATTTTTCTAATCAATATCATACCCTATAAATTTAAAATCATTTATGAATAAATAATAATACCCATTCCCGCAATTTCTAAACTCCATTGCCAAGTGTCCAAAAGAATTTCCATCCTCATCAACTGAAACACTCAAACTTCCATCATAGCCTCTAAAGTCAAATCGACCAGAACTATATTGAACATTATTGTAGAAAGCTGACAAGTATGCTTCAACAATATATGGGTAATCTTTTTGTATGGAGGCTAGTGTAATAACTTTGCCATCTATTCGAGTACCAGTAGTACAATGGTAGCCATACAAGTCTTTCTTACCCTCTGCAACCCATTTGTCATAGGTATCTGGAATTTTTAAGCAATCCCTAATATACCTATTTGTGAAGGTTGCTTCACTCGCCAGTTTTCTGTACTTAAAAAGTGTGTTGTAGGCTTGTTGGTGTTCATTTAAACTACTCTTTTTTACCTCAAGCCATCTTTTAAAATCTTTCAAAAGATACTCGTGAAGCTGATAGCCTTTCCTACTTCTACCTTTACCATAGTAGCATAGAATATTCCCAGTAGCATCACTTGAAATGAACAACCTAAACTTAACATTTTTGATGGTTTCAAAGCCTATTATCTCCCCACTTTTTAATTTTTCTCTAACCTGCTCCGTTGTTGGTGTTTCCATTGTATTATTTAATTTTAATCAAATTTAATGCTTTTGGCTCATAGTAAATAACAAGTCAAAATTTATAATGATGCTCCCTCTCCCCACTTAATCATAACCTTTCCATCATCATCTTTTTGTTTTGATATAAGTGAATTTAGTATATCCAAATCAATATCATACTCTGAATAAATATCCGAGTTCTCTTTGTAATCCAAAGTTTTCACATAATCGTTCAACCTCTCTTTTGCCATCAAAAGTGCCAATAAATTTGTTTCAATAGTTCCTTCGTAGTTTACAAAAACGACCTTTGTTTTGTTCAAAGAATTATAGCGGATGAAACGGAAATACCATTGCTCAATCTTCGGGATGTTCCATTGCAAACTTTCTACAATTACTAAATCACAGGTAGGTATATTTACGGAACTCTTCAAACTCTGCTGTGTACTCACAAGTATTCCATTCGTTGTTTCTTCAAACCGTGCAATTATTCCCTGCCTTGCCTTAAATGAAATATCTCCATCAATATAGAACACCTCTCTGTCTGGAAATTCCTTTGTCAAATACTCTTGATACCATTTAGCCCCCTTTTTACTTGTGCATCCAATGGCAACCTTTTCATCATTGGCTTCAATTATTTCAGTAATTTTTACCGCTTTAGTTGGAACACCATTTCCAGTATAAAAATCAAATAATTGTGGAGTAGAAGTAGCCTCAATAAGCAACGATAATTGTCGCAAAGTTCGGAGCATAACATCCTTTCTTGCATTACCAGTAGAATTAAAATAATCGGGCAATATGGTATCAAGTTCCTTTATAATAGTTTTATATACAGCTTTCTCATCAGCGTTTTGCAATACTCTTACATTCTCCACAGCATATTTATCCCCTGCAATTTCTCGGAACTTTCTCGTGATAACAGTTTTCCCTATAATATCTTTTAGGTCTATTTCATTATAGATATTTTGGTCTTGCTTCTGAATACCAAACACAGTAGTCTTGCTAGGATTGAAGCAACGCTTAAACATAGTTTGTCCATAGTAAGGTGGGAATGGTTTTTGCCAAAATCGGTTTTCTTTCTTCTTTATAACAACCCCATCTTCTTTGCTTTTTTCCTCTACATAGTAAAACTCCGACCAACTCATAAAGTTGCAGGAATTATTGTAAAGTAGTTCCAACTGTGAGTATAGTTCACCAATATTGTTTCTGGTGGTTGTTCCAGTAGTCAATAGTTTTCTTTTTACTCTCTTGAAGATACTCAACACCGACCTTGTTCTTTTGGTGGCATTATTTGTAATCTCATCACTCTCATCAAAAATCAAGTTCACTCGATGCGATTGTGCTTTTACATAATTTCGTAATTGCTTTTCATACCTTGTCAGAAAGTCGAAAGATAGCAATATCCACTCTCCCTCCTCAATGCTGTAAACATCCTCAATAGTTTTTATCAATCTATGTTTGATATTGTTTTTAGTCAAGAACGGAACCCAAGTCAAGTTGATAGCCAAAGATGCTGAAATAACAAACGTATTCCTCTGCTGTTTATATTTCGCCCAAGCCAATGCACCTGCTGTCTTTCCACCTCCCATCTGCCAAGCAAGGATACTAAAGTTTTTCTGTATAATCAACCCCAAATCTTCTCGCTGTATTTTATTGAAATAACATCTTTTGTCGTCCTTATCAATAAAATAAAATCTCCTTAAAAAATTATCAATTTCGGCATCCCTCCCCAAGTCCGTGAAAGGTGTATTTTGTAGATTATAAGCCTCTATTTTTGAATTTATAAGGGTTTGCATTGGTTTTGTGCAAATGTTTGAAGGTATCATTGAAATCCCTGTAATTACATCATTCTCAACCCACTCTCGTTCTTTGGTAAGTAATAGCTTCTTTTTAGTTTTCTCACTATATGCTTTCAGCTTATATCCATTTAGATATTTGTCTTTTACCTTTACTTTTCCTCTCACGAATGCAATTTTATCTACCTGTTTACTGCTTTGCTTTTTAACAATGCGAAGTAAAAATCTCAACACACCCTTTTCAGTAATTCGGTGGTTCTTATACCATTCTGAAAATTCCATACCATCTGGGCATTTTTGGGTTTTAAACCTTTCCAAATAGGATATTGCTTTCTGATAATTTTTACTAATAGCTTTATGTGTTTTGATTTCATAAAGATACTTTCTCATCTTATACTCAAATTCTTTGTCCTCACTCTGGAGCAATTCCGAGCGAAGTTTGGCTCTCATCTGATGTCGTTCAACTTGAATACCTTTAAGTTGATCCATAAGTTCGGTATATGTGATAAACTCCCCATCATATAATCTACCTTGTGTGTTCTCGGATTTTTTCTGCCAACACATTACTTTGGTGGGAAAGCCTTTAACACCTATTTTGGAAAAAGTATCGGGCGATAGTTTATACTGTCCAATGAAGTCAAACATCGTCTGTATGTCCTCAATATTACTTTTATTGAAAAAAGTATCTTGTATAAAACTCTCTGGAACTATGACCAACATTATCCCTGCTGGTTTCATTATTTCGAATGCTTTGGTAAAAAAGAAAAATTGGGATAGTATAGTAGTACTGCTCCAACTATTTTCCCCATTTTTAGTAAATCTTAAATTAAATGGGGGATTTCCCAAAACAAAATCTACCTTATTCTCAACTCTAAAAAATCTAAAGTCCTCTACCTTTAGGTTTGCATTCGGGTATAGATGCTTTGCAACTTCTATTGCTTTTCTATCTATATCATAACCCACACAATTGTCCTCTTGAAAATAGTTGAAGAAATTTCCAATACCACAAGTAATATCTGCAACCAAATCATTTTGGGTTGGAGAAACTAATTCCGAAATTTCTTTACAGACCGTATGAGGTGTAAAAAATTGTCCGTGTTCAATTTCTTTTTTGGCTTCTGAATAAGCGTGATAACTATCATAGTCCTCTCTTTTTAAGCCGTGTAATCCACCGATACCAGTATAGCAATTGAATACCTCTTCTGTGGTTATACCTTGCATATTCCCAGAACTAATTAAGCCTATTATTTTTTCATTTATTTCGGCTCTTTTGTCCTGTGGTATGCTAACATCAAGTATGTTATATTTTTGCATAATTATAATTTAAACAACTCAAATAATTCAAAAAATTCTTTTTCCTGTCCTACCTCATTAAAACGTATCTCTAACTTGCCATTCTTAAAAACTTTTAAACTTTTCGCTTTAGTGGTGCTTTCTAATTCATAGGGTTTATCAAACATAGGTTCATCACTTGAATTTGGTCTTAAATCCCATATTTGGTCGCCAAGTTCTCCACTCTCATATAGGGTCAATGCTTTTCTGACTTTCTCCAAAACCTCTATACCTCGATAGCCCCAAGAGTAATCGCCTCTATAACTTTTCTCCAAGTATAAAAATTTGGTAAGTGTAATTTTTTTAGAAGTAACCTCAACATTACTTGCAGAACCAATCTCTCTGCGAAATTCATCTTTAAGATTTTCAAGACCTATATTGGCGAAGTCCAAACCACCACATTCATCAAGAACCCAATTAACCACTTCAACAAAATGAACCTTTTTAATATATTCATCTATTTGTTTTGGGTTTCTGAAAAATTCTCCAACACCACTCAATCTCAAATTGTATTTAGTATTGAAGTAGTCTATGATTTCGTGGAACAACGCATCCTCCGCTTTTTTTCTTAACCCATCTAAAAATAATAGGTCATACTCTACACAAAATCTCATAGTACCAAATATGTTTTTTGCTACTATCTCTTTACTTTTTTGCCAGTCTTTGTGAATAGTTTTCTCCCCATTATACCTCCTACCAATTTCTAGGAAGTCTGGAGAGGGGTATTTTTTTGCAAGTTCCCCTAACTCCGTAACCCAAGTATCTATGGATAGTAATGTTTCTACCATTTGGGATTGTAAATTTTCACAAAACGCTAAATCTTCTGGAGGAATTTTTAAAGCAGGTTTTACATCAATAGCATCAAACTTGCTAATTATATCTGTTTCCTTTGGTTCTTCTCTTTTTGGCATATCTTATATTTTGAATAAAAATAGTAATTATAGTTAGCAATAAATAACTCTTTAAAATCAAAAAAGAGATAGCCAAAGCTATCTCTAATTTTACTAATTGAATAGAATTACTTACTATCCTTGTGTTACGGTTCCCTCTAAAGGAATGCTATGCTCGGTTAAGAGGTCTGAACAATAAGCCTTGATTTCTGCTGTTGTGCCACTTCTCTCTCCAGAGAGTTGCTCCGCACCAGTAATACGAACTTCTAAATTCTGACCATCTAAAATAAATGCAGGGTTGGTAGCACCATCAATAGTACCTACCTCTTTCCCACTCTCTGTTTTCCAAACTAATGCCATAGTTAATAGATTTTAAATTAAACAAATATTTAAGTACAAATGTAATTAAATTTAACTTAAAAACTCTTTTGATGCAGAAAATTTGGGTTTGTCTTTTGACTTAATTATAATTTTCTCACCAGTAGAGGGGTTTCTTCCCTCCCTCTCTTTAGTGGTTACTTTAGTAAAGTTACCAAAACCTACTAATGTAACCTTACCATCCTTTGCAGTACCAGACTTAATAGCCTCTAATGTGGCATTTACCGCTTTCTCCGCTTCTCCTTTTTTCAATCCTGTGCTTTCTGCTACAAAATTGACAACATCTGATTTAGTCATATAAATAAAAAATTAAAAATTACTCAATTACTTGCTCCTGTGTAGCCAACATCTCTTCTTCTCCTTGCTCTGCTATTTTTTGCTCAATTTCAAAAAAGATTTGATTAAACTTTCCTCTAGCTTCCTCAACATTTCTAGCACTAACATAAAACTCACTAGGCTCTATCTCAATAAAAAACTCGGCTGTAATAACACCAGTGGTTTTATGTTTGAAATATTGCTTTTGCGGAATTATTTTTGAAACAATCCCAGTATTTACCTCGCACTTAAACATTTTATTTACCCCACTAATAGATGCTTTATTCAAGTATCTAATCTCTTTTTTCTGCACTTCAACTTCTGGTGCCACCTCTTCTTTAATTTTCTTTTTTGCCATCTCTAATCGTAATCATCTGAAACCTCTTCAACCATAGTGTCCTCGTCATAGCCCAGAATTTCACCAGTATAGGTTATTCTCCTTTTTTTATCATCGGAGGAATTTACAAAAATGCTGTTTGTACCCTCTTCTATTGTGTGCAACTCAAATGCAGTTTCTTTTGCACTTTCTTCATCATCTGCTTCAACCAAAAGAGATGATAAAACTTCTACTTTAAATGTTACTAAAAATTTTGCCATTTTATATAAATTAATTTGTTACTTAAATAGTAAATAGCCTAAACCTACACCCAGTCCTATGTTAAATAGCCGAGTATCATAAATAGGAACTCTATATGGGATTACAATAACTTTCACTTCACTTGCCACAATAAATGGGTTTGTAAATGAATAGTCGGTGGTAGGGGTTGCTTTACCAAAAATCCATTTCTTCTTCATTCCATTAACCTGCTTTATATCAGTCCAAGTGGCAAACGGTTCTATCTCCAAGCTATCTTTTTTTACATTATACCCAAACTCAAACCATTTTCCGAAATATGCCCCATTTCGTTCTGTAAATTTACAAGGAGTTTCCACAATAGATGTACTATCTTTTAAATTATTTGTAGCCTCTGGTGGTAGTGGGTTGTGTGCAACGCTAACCTTTGGTATGTTAGTTTTTATGGTCATTGTTGATACTCCAGTAACCTTCGAAAACTTTTTACTCATCTCCTTCAGTTGCTTGTCTTTTGCAAGAACATTATTTTCAAGTTCCTTTTTAGTGTACTGTAATTGCCCAACCGAATAAGCTAAATTACCGTTAGATAGTTTGTAATTTTTGATACTGTCTTGAAAAATTTTTTCATTGTCTGCATATCGTTGTAGTTCACTACCTTGATTGCAGTTCTTTGTAAGTAAATAAATAACTAACAGTGTTAGGACAATAATACCTAACCTCTTGTAGTTCACTTCGTGAAGATTAATTTGTTGTTTCATTTGTAATAGGGTTTTGTAATTAATAAAATACTACTCATAGGTAGCTTAACTTTCTTGCTTTCTGTAACCCATTCATTATTTCCTGCTTGATAAATTACTCGGCATAAAGAAACAAATTCGGTTTCTCCATATTCTACCATTTTATCTATCAGGTTATCCATAATTCCTACTGGGTTAGTAAATGTTCTTCTATTCAAATCCTTAACAAAAGGCTCTATATGTCTTTTGAATACTTCTGGCTCTTTTACTTTTAGATCACGCAATATTTTATTTCCTATTGCTTTTGTGCTTTTGTCTTTGTAGGTTCGCAGGTAAACAATAAAAAGTGCCTTACCCCAAAAAGATTTTATGTCCTTGAAGTCAGCCATTATAACCTTATAATCTTTGGCTCTTATTTGCTCTTCTTCTTTATGGTACATTGTGGCACCAACTAATTTATCAAATAATACTTCTAATCCCATACTACTTCTTTTTTCTGGTTATGTGTTTATTTGCAGGAACTTCTACTTCCACCAAACGTGGTAAATAGAGAGTGTGATATACTGGGAAATTTAAAACATCTACACCAACAATGACCTTGTGTGGAATGTCATAAACTTCAACCATTTGTTTAGTAGGTTGGTTCATAGTAACAACTTGTTTTAGGTGTTTCTTGCATAACAACAGCGTGAAGTTTTGGAAATTTAGGTTTGAACAAATGATAAATATGTTGGCTAATATTTTCCACCGAAGGATTAAACTCAAAAATATCATTCAAGTGCCTGTGGTCTAAAGTATCATCTACATATTTTTTTATGGGTGATAAATCATTGTAGTCTTGAACAAATCCAACCTCATTAGGCTCTCCTTTCAAAAATACTTTTAAGATGTAGTTATGTCCGTGTACTCTTCCGCAAGGATGCCCAGAGCAAAGACCATTTAAAACGTGTGAAGCGGAGAAATGAAACTCCTTACTGATTATGTGCATACCTATTCTATTTCAAAGTTAATGTCTATTTTATGCAAAAAGTTTTCAAGTTTTTCAACCTGCTCCTCTTTAATACAATTCCCAACCCTAAACTGACCTATCATATCAAAATAACCTCTTGCTTTGTCAATCTCAAATTCATTCATCTCAAAAAGTTCATTAAAAATCAACCTCATAGCATTGGTAATTTTTTTCTCTTTAAATATAATGGAACGAGTTCCTTCTAAATATCTAACATCTTTCATATCCTGTGGCATATTAAATAAATAGTACCAAGAGATAATCTCAAAACCACAACCTATAAAGAATGGTGCTAACGTGTCCACAACCATTCTTTCCATATATTCGGAGAAACTTTTTTCAGATATTTCTATGTTTACCTTACATACCAATTGTATAAGAGTATCGGTATTTTTTATTGAGGGATTTTCAGCTATAAAACCTTTAAGGTTTCCTGTCAAGTCATAAATAACTGGAATATCAAAGATTTTATTACTCTCCTTTATTTGAGAGGCTATGTAGGATAGAACGTAAATCGGTACTCCTTTTCCTTTTGTATTTACTATTATTGAAACAAAGTACCCATTATCTAATCCTTTAAAATCCTTAAACATATTTTCTGCTTCCATAGGTTCTAATTAATTTTAATCAAATTTAATGAATTGTTTTTAAAATCAATACACTCTAAATTATTTCTTTCCCATTAGGGATGTAAGCATATCGGCAAAACCAGGTTTTTTCTCTTGGGGTTTTTCTGCTCCACCATCGAAACCAACCTCAACAGTAGTCTGTGTAATTCTCAACCCTCTCGACTGCATCATAAGTAGCATATTCGTTTTAGTGTTATTCAATCCCTCTAATGCTTTCAATTCCTGTGTAAACACCTTGTTAGGCATTCCACCCTCCATTTTTTCAAAAAACATTGCTCGGTTCACTCTCTCGGTTTGCGTTTTTATTAGTAAGTCAATAACAACCAAAGGACTTTCCGTAAAACTTGCAGGGGCAAAGTCAAAGGCACAAGTGCTATCCTCTTTATACTTTGGGCATTTATCTTGAATATGACAATAAGTGCATACCATAGCATCACCAACCTTTGCAGTAAATTCATTTATGGCAATCTTGCTATCCCTCTTCTCATAAATAGCAACTTCTGTTCCATCATCCCCTACTGCGAATGTAGTCTTTGCTACCGGAGTAAAGATAATATCATCATTATCATCAATTATACTAGCCAACCTACTTTTTCTAGGTGTGTCTGGATCACCAGAGGCATCTTCTACGAATTGTGTTTCCTTTCCCTCTAACATCTTTTTTATGTCTATGGTTAATTTTGTTTTTGCAAATCTTTTAATACTATGAAATACATCCAACCAAGTCCGAAGTGAGAATGTCAATCCCTCATCGTCATTGTGTGTACCATCTGCTTCATTTTTTTCGTGAACAAATTCATATTCCTTAACTCCATAATTAGAACATTGTTTTCGCAAAGTTTTTCTAATGTCTTTGTTGTCCTTATCATATTGAGAAAAGTTTTTGCCATCCCAAACAGGTGTAGCCCCATATTTTTGGTAGTTTACCCAAGAGGAACTATCAACAGAGAAAAATGGGAAATCAGTAAGTATTGTTGGTTTCGTCCACGCCAATCCGTGAATTGCAGTTTTAGTTATTTTAGCCTCTTGATAGATAGCCGAAGCATACTTTGTCATTTGCTCATTTACAGCAACATAATCATACTCCTTACAATACTCCTTCAAGGCATCCAAGTCGCCCATTCCTTTGGCGTTCTGATGTGCAACATAAATAATATTTGTTCTATCTCCTAAAGGTTCAAAAAACTTTTTATTCCATTTCACAACCTCATCGTGTCCAACATAATAATCAACATCCAAATTACAGGCAGAAAAAACGTGCTTGGTGTTGTCGTCAATCCACCCAACATATTCCTCCAAATATCTAATCCAGTCAAAGTTTTTTAGGTCAAAACTTTTATCATTTAAAAACGAGAACGCACCACTATCAGTCATAAATAGTCCACCTCTCTCTTGAACCATTTGTAGAATATCCTGCGTAAACTCCTTATCCTTTCTGATGTAGTGAAAAGAGATTAGAATGTTCTTAACATCTGCTCTCTCGAATAATTTCATAAATTTTCTGTTAGGTGTTACAGCACAATACCCAATAAATCTATCATTCAGCTTTGTAATGGGTGGTTTTTGATACGGCATATTTTACTTAATTTGATTAAACTTTAATACAAAAATACTAATTAAATTAAAAAGACTACCATAAGGCAGTCTTTTATAATTAACTAACGTCAAAAGAAAATTATCTTATAATCTTCTTCTTCGTCCTCCAGTAGCTCCTCCAGTTGACCTAACGTTTGCTAACGCCTCACGTCTTTGTCTGAAAGTTGTAGCACCTCTTTGTTGTGCTAACAATCGCCCTTGTGCATTTCTTGTACTACGTTGTACAGTAACTCCGCCTGAACGTTTTACCCCAACTTTAGTATTCAATGCTTTTGCTTCTTTTGAAACTGATGCCATAAGAGTTGATATTTAATTTTCTGCACTATTGCAGTACAAATATATATTTAATATAATTAATATACAAATAGTGAACAATAAAATTAAATAGTAAATGTATTTCTACTAAAATCCAACTTAACTCCATAAGACAATATAAAATCTAAACCGAGAATACCATCATATACAATATCCTTATTTTCAATGCCTTGATTGAGGTCTATAAGATTGAATGTACCTAAATACTTACCTGTCTTAAAAATCAAATTTTCAGTATGTAATACTTCACAAGAATTAGTGAAGCCTCCAACCATATTAGTAATACACATAATATCTGTAACTTCAACAAAATTAGATAGTAAGGGGTGGTTCTTAACAAAACTTTTATCAAGGTAGCTTAAACTTGCCCCAGTATCAATTAAAAATCTGACACTACACATATCAATTTTACCTACAATTAACGGGCAAGAATTATGACCATCTAATTTATCTAACTTATGTATATCAATCTGTAATCTTTCCATAATTTTTCCGTAATACCTCAAATGCTTTCTTCCTTCCTGCACAACTTGTACAAACTCCACAACCTTTTCCCCAAATATGCTTTGTGCTATCTTTTGCATAACACGAATAAGTATCCACAATAGCCATTGCCATCTGCCCCATTTTTTCGAGTTCTGCATAAATATCAACCTTATCCAAATTCTCCAAAGGGTTTATAATCTCTGGACTATTTTCTGTGTCTGATATTTTAAGAACTTTACCAACCAATTCTATAAACTCTTTAGATTGGTCTGGGTGTGGTATATAATTGTACCTATCCTTATCAATTTTTTCTAACTGATTTTCTACCAATGTAGCAAGTTTATTACCTCGTATAGCCTCATCTGACTTTCCACTCTTGAAATAAAACCCAGTATAGATATATTTGTAATTTTGTATGTGTGCTAAATTAGATGCTAAAGTTAGGAATAATAAATTTCTATTTGGTACATAAGAATTGTAGCTTTCATCCGTTGATGCGTTCTCTCCAGTAGTGTATGAGGAACTCAAAAGATGACCTATCCCAGTCAAGTTTATTTCAATAGGTGCAAGACCTAATTTTTTGCAGATTTTCCAAACCGCTTCTTTTTCCTCTTTGTAGGGGTTTTGTCCATAGTTATAAAAAATGGGGGTTACAGTTCCCCCATCTTTAATTGCTATCAATAATGATAAAAAACTATCCAAACCACCAGAGAATAATACTAATGATTTACGCATAATTTTATTCAAATTTAATTAAATACTCAATAGCTGTAATGTTGTCCTCACCATCTCTTTTGGAGGCAATATCTTTAAAATACATATCAACAGTAGCATTGATACCTTTTTCAGATAACTTCCCTTTTGCAATAATGAATGCTTTACTCATTTGCCCAATAGCACCGTGTCCGATACCTCTCATCTTGATTTCTTTTTTGCCATCTTTTGTAGAGGATGCAAAAATACAAGTAGATAACCCTTTGGTTTCCGTTTTTCCACTAACAAAGATTACATCTTCTCTATTATGGTCTTTGGCTTCTTCGCTCATTGTTTAACCTTGTTTAAAATTTTGTGTAATACTTCTAAATTTCTCGGATGCGTTCCAATCAAATATCCCGACTTATTCTTCCTCTTTAAAGCCACAACTGGTATTTTACCTTCAATTTCTGCTCTTTCTTCCGTTTGATGAAACAAAGATAATACAGAAGTATGTTTTTTAGATGTAATTTTTTCAGAAATTAAATTTAAGTCAAATTTAGTAACCTGCATCAGTTCCAAAAATTGTGTGTTATGTATTAACACAATTTCATAACCATCCTTAATTATAGTAAATCCACAAATTTTATTTTTAGTTTTTCGCAACTCTTCAAATTCATCCCAAAAATTGAAATCCTTTGCTCTCAACTTACACTCAACATAAATCTTTGGGTGCAAAGTATCTGAATTAGTAATAGTTTTGACCATACCGGAGAGGGGAGTTCTTGTAGTTCCAAAATCTTTAGACACATTTCTCTCAAACAGTTTCCACGTTTCTTTGTGCGTTCCATTTTTCTTTTTAGTGCTTTGAACTCCTGAAACAAACTCATCAATATCCTCAATAGTTACTTTCTTTTCTGGTATATGTGGTCTAATCGGCATAATTTATACTTAATACGTTACATTAAAAGAAAACATAATTAAAACATAGTATTAGAAACCACCATTAAATTCTCTTCGACTAACCTCTCTTGATAAAGTAGAAATACATTTATCATAGGACTTCAATTCACTATCCAATAGTATTTTTAGCCCAGATAATTTTTGGTGGTAAGACACCAAAGTAATGTAATCAGAGGAACTCTTTGCTTTTGACTTCTTGGCTTCAATGTTTCCTTTGTCCGCTACCATAGTACCGAGTTCACCATCAATAACCTTATCCATCTCTCTTTCGATGTGTGAACAAGCTACTACAATATATTTCAGCTTATCAGAGGCATAGGCAAACCAAGCTGTATATTCCCCCAAAGTATTACCTAATTCTGGTGAGGTTAGCGATGCCATATCAGCTGGAAATCTAGGGGTATAACTACATTCCATAGTAGCATTGCTCTTTTTCATTCCCAACCCGAAATAACTGTCAAAAATATCATCTATTCTCTCAATCATTTGACGAGGTAAAAAAGATAGGTCAAGTATATCTTTATACTTTCCGCCTTCTGATTTTCCTACTACTTTTTCTCGTGAACGAACATCTTTACTTGGCTCGTCTTTTTTCTCTCTAACTGGCATAATTTTTATTTATTAAGTTTACTGCTTATTGCTCTCGGCTCTGGGTATTTCTTTGGAACATCCCCAACCGTTTCTCGGTATCTCCAAAAAATAATTTTTTCAGTATCATCAAAATTACCCGAAGTTTCCCAAATCTCATTACCCAAAAAGTTTTCAAAATATGCTTCATAGGTTTTGTCTGCATCTGTTACAGCAATAACCATTGAGCCTGTATGTGGGATTGCTTCACTTTTTCTAAACCAACTATTTATTTTAATTTCCATTATTTCCCTGTTGCTGAATTTACACTATCAATGAACTGGCTTAATCCACCTCCCTTTTTAATCGGTTTAGATCCACTAGATTTTTTAGGCTCTCCATACTTTGCTTTTAACTCCTCTGGGCATTTACTTTTTAAATTTCCAGTAGGCAAATCATAACGAAGAAAAATTTCCCAAAGCCATTCACATTCTAAATCTTGGGTTTCTTTGTTCAACTCATTATTGTATTTTTGAATTGCTTGTAATCCTTCCATAGTCGGTATGCACCCACCTTTAATATTGCATTTTTCCTGTGCAATCATAATACCTGCATTTAACCCCTTATGATGGGTTGTTGCTTCCATACCTCCACCATACTTCAATAAAAATGCAAGTAGCTTCCCTGCGAAATCATAGGTCATAGCGGACAATCCTATATTATTTAAGGCTTCTTCTAACTGACCTGCAAGGTTAGTAGAATTTTCTCTATACGGTGTATCTAAAGGTCTTTTAGGCATTTTTTATAACTTTTAATTTTTTAGTATTTAAGGCTTTATCAATAGTCCAGCCCTCATAAATTCTACTTCGTAATAAACTATATGGAATATTATATTTTACTGAAAATTCTCTTAATGTACCAGAAAATCCTTTATAAATGTGTATTCTATTGTTAGTTTTGTTATTACAGTTTTTTGTAGGAGTTACCCATCTACAATTTTCTGGTGTGTAACCGAGAGAACAATCTTTTCTATCTATTTGCAATGAACTGGCATAACCATTTTCTAATGACCAAGTCATAAATAACTCAAAACTATGAAACCACTCATCACATAATGAAATATTCTTATCCTTGTAATATTTTGAACAATTTGTGTTAGAATTAGTACAGCGTGTTTTCATAGAACACCATCTTCTGTATAGAGATTTTTTAACTGGGTCTGAACTTCTTGAATATCCGTGTGTTACTCTTAATGTTTTATTGTTCAAATTTCTTATCTCAATAGGGGACATCATAGAAGTACCTATGTTATTAAATGCTTCCTCCAGTTGTCCTGCTAAATTTGTGGACTTTTCTAAATATTCTCCGTCAAGTGGTCTAATTGGCATAACTAATTAATTTAATATCTTCTACGCTCTAACTCTTCTAAAAACTCTGGGATAAATAAAATTTGCTTAAATAATCCATTAATGGTATTAACAACAAATCTATTGGGTTGTCTATCATAATAGGGTAATCTTTTTTCAATAACCTTTAGCATATTAAAATTTGCTTCTCTATGTGTACCTCCTAAATGGTGGTCTTTCAAATGAACTACTCTACCATTATAAAGCTGTTGTATAGCCCAGTCTATTTGTCGGGTAGTATTTCCACAATGTCTTTTTGGTAAAATACTTCCACATTGTAAAGTGCTAACCGCATCCAGTTCATTTAGTTCATAGTCCATAACCATATACTTTCTATTTTTGTAACTTAAAACAATAATCTGCAAAAGCACAACTCATAGCACGTTGATTAGTTCTGTCGTGGCAAATTCTAGTTGGTATTGCATTATGTAAATTTACATCTTTGCTTCTTGTCTGTCTAACATTAGAATTGTATAATTTTATTACCCCAGAGGCTAACTCCTTAAACCATTCGAAATATTTAAAATCTACCTCTTGAACAAACGTTTTGTGTTCCGAAGTATTTTTATTGTAATAGAGAAAACATATTCTTTTCTTGTTCAATATGGCACCATAAATAGAGGCTTGTTTTAAATGCTCATCTTTTGCCTTACGCAAATATTTGAAAGCATAATCATTGATAGTCTTAACCTCTAAAACCATCTCTTCTGGCTCATAAAAATTTCCCAAGTCATCCAAACCATAGAAATCAAATAGCCCATCTGCCTTTCCCTCAATACCTAAATCTGGTGCTGATACTGGTACTTCAAAATCTTTTAAAATACCAGACCTATCCAAGTTATCCTGAACGTACAAATGAACCATTGTGCCTAAATCACATAACCTCATCATTCTATTATCTGCTGTAAAACTTACATAAGTTGCATCCTGTGATACTTCTGCTTTTTGAAAATACATCTTTCTTTCACAAACCTGTGTTTCAGTAGATATTTCCGATGGGTGAAATACCCCCTTTGCTCTTGCATCTTGCGAGAATGCAAGTCTATAAAAAGCTAAAATAAGTCTTTTTTTGTCCGTTTCTGTTGGTTCGGGTTGCTTATCCAATAAAGCAATAAAGCCTTCTAATAATGCCCTTAAATCGTTTTTTTGAGGGGTCAAATAATGTAGCCCATAAATCAAAGATTGAAAGGAGGGAGTTCCAGTATTAACTGAAACCCCACCCTTTGTGTGTTGTATTGTGGCTTTTTTTGCTTGATTAACCAAGTTTTTTAAACTCATTTCTTATATGTTATGTTTCTTATTATTTGTGAGATTGTTGCTTGACTACACCCATATTTTTTAGCCAGTTTGTCTTGTGAATAACTACCGTTTTTATATTCAGTTCTTATATTTTCTGCATCTAAAAAAGATAATACACAATTAGAATTACCACTTCCAGTTATGTACTTTATCATTTGGTTATCCACCATGTGTTTTGCATTTTCTGAACGAGTTACCCACTCCAAATTTTCAACTATATTATTTAGCTTATTTCCGTCTTTATGGTTTACCTCTAACTTACCAAATGGATTTTCAATAAACATAAGTGCAACTAACCTGTGTATATTAAACTGCTTTTTTTCCCTAATTTTATTATATAGAGTAACGGATAGATAACTATTTTTATGCTTTTGTGGTTTTAATTTTCTGGATTTTAAAAAATCTGTTCTATACCCTCCACCTCTTGCTTTATATGTTATCTCCCTATCAAAAGTCCTAACATTACCTAAATTGGATACTTCATAGTATCCCTCGTACCCTGTTATTTCAATCCATTTTTCCATATACCTATATGTTTATTTTGCAAATATACATATAACTAATTAAATAACATTGGCAGACTGTTGTTTTAACATTATTTTCTTTAAGATACCACCAATATCTCTTATTAGAGTTTGCATATCTGTAAATTCTACAAATTGGTTGAACATATCTTTTGAGGGGATACCTTTGTCTATGGCTACGTGCAAAACAGTTGCATTGGAGTATTTCTCTACTACATTTACCGCTTTTTTTGTATAGGTTATTCCAGTATAGCCCGATGGAACAGAAGCCGAAGGCTCACCATCAGAAATCATAAATAGTATAATTGGCATATTCTGTGCTACTTTAGTTCTCATTCTTGCTACCACTTCAAGTATTGCGTGTCCATCACGATTTGTATTGTGGTTATGTATTTTGCCAAGTGCTTTTCTATCTGAAACCTTTCTACCCTCATAGTAAACATTAATCCAAGTAGCATCAGCACCAGAAGTAGAGTTTCTTATATCATTCCCAGTAGTATGACCATAGCAATAAAAATCAACTCCATTAACTCCCTCCAATGCTCTCTCAAACATTACTGCAATTTTCATAGCTTGATACCACCTAGAGGAGGAACCCATAGAACCACTCTCATCAATAAGAAGTCCAATACAAGCACCTCTATTCATAACCTTATGGTCTTGCTTGTATATATTCTTTGCACCAACTATTGCATCAACCAACATACCATCATCAAAATCTCCTTCAGTTAGTCCTTTATAGGTAATATCTTGATGTCTATTCAACTGTTGTATTTTTGCTCTCAATGATGCTGAATAAGACTTGACTTCATTTAACGCACTATCATAGTGGTTTGTGGTGCTTTTTAAATTCTTTGCATCATTAAAGTAAACACTCATTTGAGAGGTTTGTAGATTTTCGGTGTCTGGGTAAATGTGTGCAAACGACTGTGTTGGTAGTATCTGCTCATTTTCGTAATTTGAAATTTCTTTTAAGGCTTCTGAAACATTATACCTCCCTTTCATTCCGAGCATCTCTGCAAGTTGTTCTGCATCTCCACCAGTAGAGGGTGCTGACGACATTAATGCTTCTGCGAAAGCATCAAGTAATTTGTCAATATCTTTTTTTGGTTTTTTACCGTTACTATCATCGGCATTTTCTTTGGTATCATCTCCATCAGAACTATCACCATCTTTTTCTTCCTCTTGTTCCTCTTCACTCTTCTGTGGATTACCATTACCATTTCCTTTTTTATCTCCATCATCTGAACCATCTTCATCAGAACTATCACCATCTTTTTCATCATCCGAAGAGTTACTATCATCAGAACCATCCTCATTTTCTTCTTCGGAATTATTGGAATTATTGGAATTACCACCACCAGACCCATCTCCTTTGCCTTTTCCAGAACCACTTTTACCATTACCATCTCCCTCACTTTCGCCTTCTCCATCCTCGCCATCTCCATCACCCTCGTCCTCATCATTATCTTCTTTAAAGATAGCGTAGATTTTTTCAGTACACTCAACTAACTCTGGAATATCTGTTGGGTATGGGGTAAGAACACTCATAATATCTCGAAGCTGTGGCTCAAATTTATTTACAAGACTTTCCTCTAATGCTTTTGGATAACGAAGTAGGTGTAAAAATGTTTCTGCTAATTGAACAATATCTTGCTGGTCGTCCACATTTCTTTTTGCCTTCTCTTCTGCAAATCTTTTGCCAAAACAATAATCTTTAGCTTTGCCCAAATAACCTGTATAACCTCTGAATGTTCCTGCAACTATCTGCTCAATTCTCTCATCTTCCAAAACATTCATAATCATCATTTTCAACTTCGCTTCGTTCCCTTTGAACTTTTTTAGATAATCTTGGTAACGCTTGTCTGTGTAAAGAAAATGTGCAATTTCGTGAACTGCAAACCCAAGTATGGGGTCAAGACTGTGATTAAAGGTTGGGAATGGTATTTTACCAGAAAGAGGTTCAAGTGTAACACAAACTGTACTATCCTTTTGATAACTTGAAAATTGGTCTGTGAAAACTATTTTGGCTTTATGCTTGTGAACATTCATTCTTGATAGAATATTTCCACAAGCTTGTTTTGTAAGTAATACTTTTCTATCTATTGCAAGATTTTGGGAATTTACTTTAAGTATGAATTTGGATAACGCATCCCCTTTGGTTAGGGTGTCCTCCCATCCGATAGATATACCAGATTTTTTGTAAGTGTAGTCATTTGGATTTCTTCCTAGCCAATCACTTTGCTGTAACTCTTTATAAAATGTGTCCATCAGTTCTAGTCCGTTTTTATTTATTCAAAGATAGTGTTATTTGCAGTACAAATATAACATAAAGATTTTTGATTTAGGGAGGGTCTAAAAGCAGTATAGCCCTCCCAACAACCAAAAAAAATAATATTACAGGGATTGGATAATGCTCAATACGGTAGATTGCTCTCCACCATCTACATCACTACCCTCAAATTGTTGAAGTACACTCCATTTAAAAGCATCAGTTGGTTTGTACCCATCTGCAACAAGTTCGGCAACTTCAAATAATTGTCGAGTTGAAATATCCTTCGAAAGGTCTTGATTGTTTCTAATAGTAGTTACTACTCTAACGAGTGCATCAGCATCTCTTTTTGAAACACCAAATCTTTTTTGCAAAAGTAAACTCTCTTTGTCCTCTGGTGGGTATTTAACGCAAACCTGGTTAAATCGGTTTAGCAATGCGTGGTCTAAAGTAGATGTACCAATAAATTCAGCCCCTATGTTTGCAGTAGCCCAGAAAACACAATCTTCGTGTACTTTAATCATACGATCATCCTCATCAATAGCATCCTCGATATACAAAGTTCTACGACCATCAAGCAATGGTAGAAAAATATTGTTTGCTGTTGGTGTTGCTCTTGACAACTCGTCCATAACTATCAATCCTTTCTGCTGTATTGAAGTTGCAAACCGAGCAAGTTGATAATATGTACTCCCATTTTCGGCTCTTAAATTCCCACAAAATGTTTTATTGGGATTTGATACCGCCATATCGAAAATATCAATATTTAGCTTTTTGTCCAAAGACTTGATACCAGAATTAACCTTCTGTATCATAAATTGTAGTAACTCGGTTTTACCTGCACCAGACGACCCAATAAGGAGGGTATTTTTTCGCTTCTTATAATTTCTTAATAAGTAATACCACAGGTCTTTATCTACATACCATCCATCATCTTCGATAGTTGGGGGTGCAAAGGACTTTGTATCTACCAATTTTTGAAGTAGTGTAGGTTGTGATTTTTTAGGTGTAACATTAGAAGTTCCAAAATCAGTTGGGCTAGATACACCCTGTGAAAACTCTCTGTATGCTTCTGCATACTCTTGTTGCTTTTTGTCGTCAAACTCTGTTAAGATAAGTCCGAGTTCATCGGCAACCTTATAAAATTCCGTGCCTACAACATACCATCCCTGCTGTTTCAAATGCACAGAGTTGGTAGCATAATACTCCCCCTCTAATAAAACTGTACTTGGATTTCTAATAACACAAGATACTGTTGTTGGTAATTTTTCTTCTACTCCGTTTGCATTCTGTTGAAACTGTCCACCACAAATTGTAAGTGTTGGAATGTTATCAGAAGATACCACCTTTAAGAAAACTGCTTTCATCTTTTTGCTTTTTTTGATTGTTATTATTTACTAATTTATACACTAACTCCATATCTGGTTTTATATTCCATTTTCTACAATACTCATCGTATCGGCTTACAACATCTTCAATGTCGGATGTTATCAAAAATGGCTCTGCTACTACTTTATTTCCAGACCATATTTTATAAAATCTGTACTCATCATCTAACTCAACTATCTTGATGCCCTTTGGTGTAATAGGTTTGTTATTCGATTTTCTTTTTTTCATTAGTCAAATTTATAGGTTATTGTGTGGATATTATAACTATAATAATTTTATTTAATTTGAGTAAAATTTAATCCTTTATACTCATCAAACTATAAAAATCAGCTTTATTTAAGAGTACCATTTCTTCACCTTGCTCTGAAAATTCTATGATAAATAGTGCTATCCTATCTATACTACATTTTCTCTGCATTTTCTTTAGGTCTGCAACTTTTAATATAAACTGACTGTTTTTAGTTGTCTTGGCTTCAATGTCAAAATCTGCTGTCTTAACGTCATTTTCAGAAAATCTTGCCCCAGAGTTTGCAGTCTTTCTACCACCCATTTCTTTTGCTAATCTTTTTTCTTGTTTCTCCGAGTTCACTCGTGTAGGCTTTTCTTTTCCGAGCCAAGTAGGTTTTCCCATTATAAAGTTCGTGTTATAACACCTTTGGTGCATTTAAAAACTCTTACTTTAACTCCACAAGTTTGATATGGTTGTTTTGCATTGGACAAGTACACATCAAAACTTCTTCGGATAAAATAAGTATAATCTCCCCAGACTTCTTTGACAAAATCCTTAATAATAAAACTATCTCCAACCTGCATAGATTGGAGATATTCTGCTACCTTTTTTTGTTTAGACTTACTCTTCATTTTTAGCCAAAAATTTATCAACTTCTTTTATGGCTCTGAACTCTAGTAAAATTCTATGCCTTGCATAAAGAATGAAAAACATAAATAAACAAATAGTTACTATTTGCCCAGAAATAGTCCAGTTGGGTACATAAAAAGTCCAAAATATTAAAGACATAAATAGGTAAGTAGCTGTAAGGAATAGCAAACAAGCGACTACGTTAGCGGTAATAGTTTCTTTTTTCATAATTATTTTTTATTGTAAAGTTTCTTATCAACTTCTTCTTTAATACCCTCATCAAAATCCTCAATAACGGATGCCTTTCCTTGCCATTTTTTACCATTAAAGGAGAACCAACCACCTCTTTGGTCTAAAATTCCCCACTCGATAGCCAGTTCAATATATTGTAATTTTGTATTGGTTTGGCAATAACCTATCTCATCATCATCTGGATCAAGATTTAGGTAATATTCTTTAACCCTATAAGGTATTCCAGTTTTGTTTTTTTCATTTTTATACTCAATATGGACACCATATACCTTTTTCGTTTTCTCATCTTTGTTCCGCTCTTTGATACGAGTTTTTAAACTCATTCCCTTTCCGTGTCGTAAACCACGACCCCCCTGTGCAACCTCCGTAGAAAATATTGAGAGTGTTACATAAGATTGGTTCACTATAATCATAGTTGCCCCATTCTCCATAGAGGTTTCATTAGTATTTGAATTTAACGCCGCTTGCCACTTTCTCATTGCCTTATTTAGGAATAGTGCATTTTGGTTCATTTTGTCATCCTCAATAGCAGTATCAACCTCCTTATCAGACCCCATAGAACCGACACTATCAAAAAGTATTAAACCTATCTGTGGCTCTCTCAAAAGTGCATCAACAATACCAACCGCTTGTGAGGGTTTATCTGGTCTTGAATAAATTACCCCCATAACATCAATACCAAATAATTTCATAAATTCTGGGTCGGTAGTTCCCTCAATATCAACCATAGCTTGTATGGTAGTTCTTGGCGTGGTGCAGTTACTACATTCGCAGTTTTTTACAAATGGAATACCCTCTTTATCCATATCCCACTCTGCTGAAAGTGCATTTGGTGTATTACAGCTGAAACAATACCTCTGAAATTTAGCCATTGCTTTTAAACCATTTCGTGTTTTTCCACTATGAGGTTCTCCTAGATATTCTATAAATCTACCTATTGGTGTTCCACCATCGGATACATAATCTAATACAGGCTCGTCAAATGGAACTTTATTTATAACCGGAATATCCTCCCCACTCCGCAATAACTTTTTACCATAGTGTTTATTAATGTCGGTCATTAGACCTCTAACTCTTGAAAAGTTGTTACTTTCAGTCGTGGCGATTTTATCACCCCTGCCTACTGTTACCTGTTTTGCCATTATTTAATTAGTTTTAAGATTTTTAATTTACTGACTATTGATTTCTTTTTGCGTTTTTTAATAGTTCCTTGCTTCAATCCTGCCCAACTATCATAAATACCGCCATCACATTTAATAGGAACGGAGCAGGGAGGGTAAATATTCTCCATTAGGTTTATCACATCCACCAGTAGTCTATCTGCCTGTTCTTCTTTTACTTCGATAACATACTCATCGTGAACATAAAGTAAGGTATTTGCATCGTACTCTTTTTCTCTATACAATCTACCAAGTTTGATAATTCCCAATTTCATTAAATCCCCTGCACCCCCTTGAATGATTGTGTTTATAGTTCTTCTCTGTCCAATGCCAAAAGTTTCTCTCTTACGCAACTCAAACACAGGTCGCCTTCTGCCCCCCATTGTCCAAACCCAACCAGAGTTTTTGCTCTCTACTGTTTCATCTTGAATAAACTGCTTAAACCCAGTATAGGTGTTGAAATATCCATCAATAATATTCTGTGCAATTCTTCTGGTAACTATAAGTTGCTTATATTCATCCATAGAAATAGTTCCTTCCTTCAACCTCTTTTTAAGTTCCTTGTTTAGGGTGTATGCCAAACTATCGGCACCCATTAAGTATAAAACAGCAAAATTAATAGTCTTGCCATCACTACGAGTAAGTGTTAAATGAAATTGCTTATTGATACTATCGGTAGTTTCTTGATGAATATCCCTCCCTGCATTAAGTAGGTCGATTAATTTTTTATCACCGCTCTCGTGAGCCATTATCCTAATCTCAATAGTACTCCAATCGACAACTATGAATTTATAGCCTTTCTTCGGAACGAATGCACTTTTTATCGGGTAACTTTTGTTATTTGGTTGGTTCTGAAGGTTTGGTTGTGAACTAGAAAATCTGCCAGTAGCAGTACCAGATTGATTGAAGTTTCCTCGAAGTCTGCCATCACTATCAACCATTAATGGAATTGCATCAATATAAGTTCCTTTCAGCTTTTCAAGTTTTCGGAAATCCAAAATATCATCGGCAACATCATATCCTTTGAAAGCGAGTTCTTTTAATGTGTCCTCATCACAACTTCTTGCTCCTGTTTTGTCGGAAGTTTTAATAACTGGATAACCTAATCTGTCAAAAAGCATTTCAGCTAATTGCTTTGAACTACCAATGTTAAATTCAACACCAACCTTATCGAATATTTCCTCTTTAAATTTTGCAATATCTACATCAATTTCTTTGGACATTTCTTTTAAGGTTTTAGTATCAATACTAACTCCTGCCATTTCAGATTTAGCAACTTCATAAAGTAGCGGTATTTCTAAACTTTTATAACATTTGAATAGGGCAGGGAACTCTTGCATTTTTGGTAAGTAAACATCTCTCAAGTTATAAGTTGCCCACGCATCTCTAGCACCATATTCTGCATAACCTCTCCAATCTACTCTATTCCAGTTAATGTTGTCTGGTTTCATTCCAACAGTATCAGTATAGCTTGGCATATCCACCTTTAATTCTCTTTTGGTATTTCCTTTCAAATCACTAGGAGTAGATACATTAAGCATCCAACTCATAAGATTTACATCATCCTCAATTCTCCAATTAGTAATTCCATACTTACTGAATATCTTCCACTCTACTTTAGCACTAGCACAAATACACTTTGCATCCTCAAACATTTTAAGTATATATGGTTTTGCTTCTTGAAAATCTATTGCATCAGTTTTGTCATATTGATACACAACATCAACTTTTTTTCTGCCCCCCTTTGGGTCTTTTTCTTTTTCAACATAGGTATCACTAAAGTTAAACTGTATGTATGTTGGTTTAGCCATAGGCTCATTACCTGCATAAACAGACATTCCAATAAGTTCCTGCTTCATAAACTTTAGACTGGTAAACTCGGTATCGAATGAAAAATCTTTTGCAGTAAAATTGTCTGCAAAGTCTTTCAACTCTTCTATGGTCTTTATCCATTTAAAATCATCCATAAATTTTATTTACTTGTTTGTTATACCTTCCTTGCTTGGCAAGTTTGTCACAAATCTCGTTAAAGTGGTTTCCATTATGACCCCTAACCCACAAAACATCTACCTTAATATTTCTAAACCTAAACCTATCAAGTAGTATGTGCAACTCATCCCATAAGTCATAATTTTTCGTTTCTCCACCATCCGACTTAATCCAGTTATTGCCTTTCCAGTCTGAAATCCAATTAAAGTATATTGGGTCTGAAACGTACCTACTATCTGAATGAACAACCACTCTTCTAACAGTAGAAATATTAGCATATATATAGTGTAGTGAATTTATGACCGACAACAATTCCATTCTATTATTGGTGGTGTTGTAATGGTAGCCAGAGGCTTTATGTATCTCACTCTTTCCTTTGGGGTTATCGGTTAGGCAAAATGCCCATCCGCCCTCTTTGGTGCGTGGATTACTTGAACCATCTGTAAATATATAAGCTGTTTCCATAGTGGGGTAAAAAAGCCCTTTAGTTAGTACAAAGGGCTTTACTTAATTTGATTAAAATATAGGACTAATCTCCAAAACTTCCTGCTTTTCTGTTGCTTCCACCACCTCTTGATGGTGCTGTTGCAGGTTCAGAATAAGAGAACTTTCTAACAAACTCCATCAACTCTTCATCATCCATAGGAGCATAAATATCAAGAATTTCTGGTAACTCTCCATCGTAGGAAGGTGCAGGAATGTAGCTTAAACTTCCATTGGTATTTTTTCTAAACTTGAAGTTAGCAATATACTTCTCGTTTTTAGAAAGTTTGATAACCTTGTCGGTAAGTTCTCCACCTGCATCATCTCTCAAAAGTTTGATTTGTTTTGCAAGGTCTAAAGATACCAAGAAAATTTTAGGAGAAGCAACTCCATCCATTCCTCCTTTTTTATTGTTTAGGTCTTTGTTCCAGTTACCCCTGCTGTCCAAAATACGGAAAGCAATAATCTTTTTTGATTTGCTAACTGTCTTGTTTTCGGTTTCGCAAAGTACACAATAGTCCTGTGCTGATTTTTGACACGCCTCCGTTCTGTAAAAAGTCTTACCTGCTTCGGTACTACATTTGATAACGTGTCCATTAAAAATCGTTGGGGAATTGTCTAAAAAAACAACATCAATTTCCTCGCCATTGCTTAACCAGAAATTTGTGTTCATCTTATTAAACCCACCACTCTCTCCAGAAGCACCTTGCTTCATTTCCATAATTTCTTCCCAAACTTCATCTTCATCTTGTGAGGCATTATTAGCACTCGCTCTTGGTCGGGCTGTCGCACCGTTTCTTTGTGGAGATGCAGGAACTCTTCTGTTTCCTCTACCACCTTCTTCTCTACTTGGCATACGCTTCGTTTTTAAAATAGTTAATAATTAATCATTCTTATCATAGTGATAAGTATAAAGCAAATATAGTAAAAATTGCTAAAGAGCAATAACTATTGATTATAATTTTCGATAAATTTTCTGAAGGTCAAGTCCAGTAGGGTCGGTGTTGTATTCCTCACTTGTAAATGTTTCTGCATCGTGGCACTTAACTCCTCTACCACTCATACAAGTATGCTGACAAGTAATCTCTACTACCATAGCAATTGGTTGTATTTTTGCTACCAAAAAATCTAGCATCTCTTTTGTTAAGTTCTCTTGGTCTTGTGGTTTCTCTGCGACAAAATCTAAAACCCTTTGAAATTTAGATAGTCCTGCCTTAAACTTATTTGGAATATAGGCAACAGAACAAGTTCCAATAAAGGGGAATAAATGGTGTCCACATAAACTGCGTACTTCAAGATTTTTTACCACAACTACTCCGTTGGAATTACTTTCAAATACTGTTACCTCTGGTTCTTCTTTTTGCGGACTGAATGACATCAACGCTTTCACAAATCTTTTCGGTGTATTTTTCAAGTCTGCTCTTTCTGGGTTCTCCCCCATCCCCTTCAACAGTATCACTACTGCTTTCTCCATCTCCTCCCTCTTTTTGTTTTCTTGCTCTTCTAACATATAAATCTTGTATAATGGTTTCTCTTAACTCACCTAAATCGGGGTGAGTGTCTAAATAATAGTTTTCTGTTTTTCCAGTATCATCCACTGATACAACCTCCATAGATAGGTAACTTCTGCTAGAAACTTTATCACTACCATCCGAGTGTTCGTGAATACTTCGGAATGCTCTACATCCTACCTTAACAATTTGGTTAAATGTTTTGGATAATTCCTCTGATAACTCTTCTACAAAAGTAACAACTTCTTTATTACGTTCAACAGTTTTGAAAACTCTATTATCCAATTCATTCCATTGCTCCTGTGTTAGGGCAAACTTTTTACCACCTAATCCATCACGTTCAATTAACTTTTCTTCTCTTACTGGCATAATTTCTAATATTTTATTTCATTTGGGTATTTAGCATAGTACACTATTTTTGTGGCTTCAAATCTTTTAGTAGTGTAATAAATTTTTATCTCGGCTTCATTTCTATAAATAGTAAAAAACCATCTTCCTTTTTTGGCTTCACTAGGGTATAGTGTTTTTAGAATAAACCAATCAGCTTCATATCGGTTATGCGTTTCATAAACTATGTAATCCGCTTCATTTCTGTTATTAGTTACGAAAACTTTTTGTCCATAAGAAATAGAATATATAAAAACAACCAGTAAAATTATAAACTTTTTCATAGACTTAATTTATAATAGTTAGTGGTATATCAAACCAAGAAGTACTTTCGTCATAGTGCATTAATAGTTCCTCCTCTGGGCAATACTTTCTTGCAATCTTTTCACCGTAGTATTCTGCTGAAATAAAATCTTCTAGGGATTTATAAATAACTGCCTCACCAGCTTTAATTTTAGTCCATACATTTCCTTGCTCTAAAGAAACTCCCTCTACACTTATGTCTGATTTTGATAAATGCTCACTGATAATTGTTGCCATAAATTTGCTTTTTTATATTATTGTAAAGTTCGGGATTTCTCCGAATTAATTGTACCTCAAATTCTGTGAATGTTATTGTATTTTCTACCGACCTATTCCAACTATCATAGGTCTGCTCTCCTGCATCTTTTCCCCTAAATAGTGCTACTCTTATATCTATTTCTCTGCCGAGTTCTTTGTGTACCTTAAATGCTCCTTTAAACCCTGCAATATCATTATCAAAAGCTAATGTTATTTTCTTATGTTTACTCATCAATGCTAACTGCCCATCTGAAGGAAATGCTGTAAGCAATGCACTAACCTCTGTTGATCCGTTTTGCCAAATTTTCCACAAATCAGTAAACCCCTCCGTGTAAATTCTACTCTCTGTTGGTTCATAATTATAAATGAAGTTGTCTTTTACAAAACCATCGGAAACCCAGAATTTCTTTGGGTATTGACGATATTGAACTCCATATAAAGTACCTCCTCTTGGTGGGTATCTCAATGGGATAGTAATTCGTTTCTCAAACTCATCATAACCCACCTCGAAAAATTGTAATGTGGGAATTTCATAACCCCTATCCACCATTGATTTTGGTATCTTTCTACCCAAAACCCATTCTTGCATACCCTCTGGAGTTGTTTTGCTTCTTTCGTAATCTCGGAACATAAAATCAACAACCTCATCAAACGTGGCACCATTATCAAGCAAATAGTCGGAGAGGAAACGGAATGAACCACAAGAAAAACACTTAACAAGACCCTTATCTACGTTTATGTGCATTGATGGTTTACTATCTATGTGGTCTGGATTTACATTACAACAACCTTTCCATCCGTGAGGTGTCGGTGTAAGTTTATCTATACCCATAGAATTAATTAACTCATCAAGTGTTCTTTTCATTTCGCAGTTGTCTAATTAGGGAAACAGCATCTTTCATAACATCCTTTAGTGCATCCTGTGTTGTGCTATACTCTCCCAAACTCTTTGTCAATATTTCCATTTTTTTAGATTGGGCTGTTACTGATGTAGCCAACTTTAAATCCACAGAAGATTTTCCAAAAATTGCTCTCCAAATAGCAAAAAGAAAAAATGCAACTAACATATTTGAAATTGCAACAATAATTAATAGTGCTATAATCATCTTATTTTATACTTTTTTAATTCAATAAATAGTGAAGTAGTTGCATCTGGAAACTGTCTTGCTCTAAAAACATAGAATGAGGTAGGATTTTCTTTTTTAGCAACTTCTAAATTTTTTAATGCCATACTAATCGCTAACTCTTTGGTCTTATGTAGATAGTTCTCTTCCGTTTTTGGTTTCGTACTATCCGAACTTACTGAAAGACCTGTGGTACTCTCACTAACTCCCCATTTATTTTTATTTTCTCTCCCTCTGTGGACATTAAAGAAAAATCCATCATACTCAAATTGTTCTATCAATTCTACTAATGTTGTTTTAGCAAATGCCTCTTTACCAGAAAGTAACTTTCTTCTGCCAATAGAATGGTTATGTTTAACCTTGCAATATTTAATTATTTTAGTATTCATCATTTTATTATTTTAAGCAATTTAAGTTTTATATATGATTTTTTAGTACCTATCGAAATGTTCTTTTTATTAGGAATAGTATAACTGTCTTTTTTAATTATTTGCTCTGTTGTTTTTTGAACTATAAGATAAGTCAAACCATTGCAAATAGCCTTATATGTATCGCCAGACAAAAAAGAATAATATACAGGCTCTTTGCCCTTGTAAAGAAAGCAAACAAAGTCTATCTCAATACCATCAATAGCATAGGTATCAATTAAAGAAACTTTCTCTAACCTATTTGATATACATTTAGTAACTTCCATATTTAATAATCTAAATCAATACTAGCACCACCTTTATTTCCTCGCTTACTACCAGTTCCCCCACCAGAGGATGTAACTATTTGGGTTCCCACTCTGCTATCTATAAGTTCTGTTTGGCAAGTTTCATAATCGTTCTCCCAAACCAACTGCGTTCTACTTCCCCTGCGGATTTTTACCCAATCAATTCCGACCTTATTTTCAATCTCCATCATATCAGAGGCAAACATTACACCGACAATATCACTATCTCGTGTATATCCTTTTGTGTATGCGAAGTCATCCATATTACCTCCTTTTGCAGAAGTTCCTTTCTCACTTTTTAAGTGGGTGGTATTCACAATAGGTATTTTCATATTTCTAGTAAGCCGTTTCATTCCAGAAGTAACCTTGGCAATTTCCGCCCAATCATAGCTTGACGATAGTAAATGTGAACCATCAATAAAAGTCATTGCAGGTCTATAAATAGTCATAAAATATTCAACATCTTTAAGATTATCAAAAGTATCAACTATCCTAATATTAGTATCAAAGCCTTGTAAAAATCTTTTATACTTGCGTTCCTCCGCAGGGTTCAGTTCTCCTTTAGATAATCGTGCATAAGAAATCTCACAACGTATTGCATCAATCCTCTCCTCCAGTTCCTCTGCATCCATCTCCCCAGAAACTATAAGAATTGGTTTTGTAATTCCTTTGTCAATCAAATGGGTGTCTAACCAAACAGCTTGTCGAAGCAAGAACCAGGTTTTACCAGCCCCTTCTCGACCTCCAATAGTCCATAGGTCTGCTCTTTTATAACCAGAGGAGAATGTGTCTAAATCTTGGTTTCCTGTTGATAAATAAGTAATACCACCAGTACCCTTTCTAGCATCATAACTCTTGGCTCTTTTTTTACCATCCGAATAATCTATAATTTGAGCATCCACATCAACATTATAATCAACAATAGCTTGTTGCATAATGTCTATGGCTTTCTTCTTATTCTTTGCCGAACCCAATACAGCCTGTTCTATGATGTATTCTTGATACTTATCTACAATCTCCCTATACCAGTAATCTGGGTTTTCAGTATTGTCTTGTAGTTGTATATTAAACTTTACTTCAACCGTATTTAGGTCTGGGAGTTTCTTGTAATTAGCATAAAAGTCTTTAACGAAATCAATGTAGGGTCTATCTTTTGGAGAAACAAATGTGTCTTTTACCTTAAATAAGGAGTTTGCATCATCGTTTTCAATAACAGAGAATAAAAAACTTTCTACTAACATAATTTATCTTTAATTTGGATCACTTCTGGTTTATAGCCCATTTGGATTATCTCATCCAATAATTCAGAATACTCATTCGGGTCTGCTTCTCTAATTTTATCATCAGATAAATAATTACTATAAGCTGTTGTATGTTGTCCTATATGTGCATAACAATCATATAGAGAAACTATGCCAAGAACTGTATCATTTATCCTGCGTTTGGTGTCTAAAAATATACAGAATAAATGCTCTTTACCCCACTCCTCATCTATTAAAAATATGACTTTATCCTTTGTCATTTGGATTTATAACTTTAAAGAGTTTTTCCCCGAAATCTTCTCCCTCAAAACAAACAGCAACACTACTTCTTTTAAGCAATGAAGCAATATGCTCATTATACTCAACTTTAACATCGCCTAATGGCATATTGAATGTTAGCCAAGTTGATAACTTTCTTTGAAATCTATATCGTAAAACATAATCAAGGGTTGTAATGGCAAGTTCTTTGCTTACCTCTCCAGAGTTAAACTCTTTCCCTAAATCATCAATAGCAAGATATTCGGCACCAACAATAGTTCCTATTTTCCCAGTATCCCTCCAACTTTTCAAATACTCCTTAATCAAGTGCCTAAAATCAATAGAATAAACAGAGTAACCTTTGTGCATTAAATCTTTCATTGCTAGGTTCATAAGCATTGACTTTCCTGTTCCATTGTTTCCATAAAGAATGACATTATGTTCAACCTCATCATCTACAAAACCCTTTATAATCTTACTATACTTCTTATCAGTGTACTCATCCCAAGTTTTATCGTGCCAGAGTTCCCATATACCACAGGAATTATAAGCACTTGAATATTTAGAGTTTGTCATTGGAATAATTTTTTTGGCTACGCTTTCCTACCGTACCCCTCATTTTCATAAGGGCTGTTTGAAAGTGCATAGAAAAAGTGAAAATATTTATACTCTCATAACCTGGCTTTGCCCAGTTAGGATAATTTTCCACAAAGTATGGAACTACATTAATAAGATTGTCCACAGTAGTCATTCCGAGAACTTTCTTTGCAACCGCATTTTCTTTCGGGTTGGTATAGTTGTTAGGAACATCTGTCCACTCATATACCATAGCATTTACACAGTCTAAATAGGACATAAACTCTGAAATGGTTAATGAGCCTGTTTGTGCTTTTGTCAAAACAGCCTTAATCTTTGTGAAAATTTTATCGGGTTTTGATTGTAGCTTTATCCTACTACAATACTTTTTATAGTTCTTCATCATTATATCTAACTTATCAATGGTCAATGTGAAATCGTAGGTTAGATTTTTTGTTGTTTCGGCAATTTTTGGAACTGATGCGGAGATTATATTGTGCTTCTCAAAATAATAAACACAACGAATAAAGTTGGGAGAAGTTCCAATGGCAATTTTATTGTTAGAACTATTTGGGTCTTTACTATTATTAATTACCCATTTGGCATATCCTTTGGAAACTAAATAATCACAACCCTCTTTTACAATATTTGTATATTTTCTAATTTCGGAAATATCTACAACAACTAAATTTTCATCATCTCCCAACTCTATGTAGGATAATGGTATTATGCTACATAAAAGAAAAGTGGCTTTGTCTAATGCGAACTCATCCGCAAGAACCATAGACCATTTCCGTACAGCCCAATCATTAAATATTACACTCATTATGATAGGTTGTCTGTTATGTCTGAAATATCTGTTTGTAGCCTAGTAACTACTTTCTCTTTTGCAATTATAAGTAGGTCGTCTAAATTCTTTAACAACTCATCATCTGCTCCGTGTGGAATAGTTATACCTGCTTGTATTTTCAAACTCTCATAATCACCAAGATTTTTAGTGATAGAAATTGTGTAACTTACAGATGCTTTACCCTCATCTACTTCAATGCTTTTATTAGTTGCTTGTTGTGGTTTTTTTGGTGCTACAACTGGGGCTACTTTTTGTACTCTAACTGGTGGCATAATTAATCGTTTTTATAGTTTACTAAAATGTTCTCTTTCCTCCTCGAATAAAATTATTAGGGCTGACCTTTGCTCTATTGTAACCAACTTTCCTCTGTGTATATTTTCTCTAATATACTTTGACAATTTTGGTGCAAGAACATTTTTTGAGTAAAGTCGGTAGCCCTCAATCATTGAACCATCTCTGGATTTTACCTTTGGTGTTCTATAATTAGCATCTGGAAGAATACCACGAATGATTAATTTCTTCAATGCTTCTTTGCTCTTTCCACAAAGTTCGGCTAATTCCCCCAAAGATAAAAACTCTATTGGGGGTCTTTCCCTTGCAATTTTTAGTAGATAAGGCATTAATTACGTTTTTTATTTACCTTAACATTCAATGCGTAAGTTTCGGCAGTAGTAGTCCACTCTAATAAATCATCATTAGTAATCAACTGTGAGTTTAGCAAAGATTGTAAAGCTGTTTCGTGCAAAACCTCAACTTTCATAATGTAGCTTTCAGCCGTTGCACCTAATTTCTTTCTGATAAGTTCTATAACATTCGGAACAGTTTTAATACTCTCTCTGCATTGAAGCTGAAAGAAAATCTCATTAACCCCATCCCCAAGAGGTGCGTAAAGTTCTTTGTGCTTACCATTAAGTTCATAAACCTCTGGATTGTCCAATTTGGACTTAATATCCTTGTTCTTACCATCGAGGTCTTTTTTCAATTTAGCTTCATCTTTTTTCAAGCGTAGGTACTCGGCACCAATTCTAGCAAGTTCTAAAATGTTTTCACTAACCCCATCGTGTTTTGATGGGTCTGCTTTGAACTCTTCTTTTGAAGTTTCTTTTCTTACTGGCATAATTTCTAATATTTATTGATTTTAAACAAATAAAGCCCCTACACTTTGTGAGTTTGGGGCTTAATCTTTGGTGGGGTAGCAGGGGTCGAACCTGCAAGGGAACACTTTCTGGTTGGCTATACCTTACTCGCTATTTACCACATCGCATACGCAATGCTCGTTTACCATTTCGCCATACCCCAACCTTATTAACTATTGACGTTAGTTAATTGTTTTCTGATTAAAGACCCTCTTCTTCGGCAGTAAATAATTTATCACCATCTCGTAGATAGTCCTCTTGGTCATCCTCGACAAACTTAACATAAAGTTTCTCATCCCTAGACCCTTTGGGTTTTTTCCATCCAACGATTTCAGCCTCCCAAAGTTTATCACCATCTTCGCCTTCCATATCAAGTTTGCATAGAACAGGCGTACCCTCTTCCAAATCTCCCCAATCTTCTTCGGGAATTTCTACTGGGGCATCGGCATCAACTGGCTCTGGTTTAGGTGCAGGTTTTTTACTTCTACTAGCAGTAGCCTTTTTAGGTGCTTCTTCTTCTTCTTCGGTATCATCTGCAACCTCTGGTGCTTTTGCAGTTGGTGTTGCTTTGGCTTTTACAGGTGCTTTGGCAACTTCTTTCTTTGGTTCTGGAGCATCTTCCGAACCACCATCAATTCCTTCCTCTTGTTGTAATAAGATGTAAAGGTTTCCACCCTCTCTTATTGCTTCGTGTGTTCCTGCTTCAATTTGCAAGATTGTCTGTGCAAGTAATGTAACTTTAGTCTTACGCATAGTAAATCAAATTTAAAAATGTTAATATTTATTTGTCAATAGTTTCAATATTCAAATATAGTTATCCCAATGATAAGTTAGGCACTATATAAAATTTTTTATTATTTTGTCATTAAATAAGTATAGGCATTGCACCTACCTCAACAACACTTGTATTATACCCATTAATAGTAAATACTGGAGTACCTGGACTTGCAGGAAATAGTTCTATTTCATTGGCATATTCTCTTTTTATTAGTGATTGAATTTCAGCAAATGTAAAAGGTTTATGCACAATAATATCACCCTTTGAAAAGTTCTTTTGTTCCGTGATGTGTTTTTGCTTGATTGCTTCTAAATCAGCTAAACTATCAATATTATACTTTGCCATATTCAAATAATTGTTTAATTTCTGTTATACTTCTCTCTGGCTCCACTATATGCCCTAATTCTAGGAACATCTTTTTAGCACCATCTTTTTTTGCATTATATGATTTTGTGTATGAGGTAACTTTATCAAGTAAAAAAAATCCTATTGGGTGTTTTTTTGGTGGGCAATTACCCTCTGGGTTTTCACGCAAAATTCTTCCAATGCTCTGCTCAATGTCTTTAACAGGATGTAAATAAATAATAGTGTCAAATTTAGGAACATCCATTCCTTCTTCTGCCAATTTATCAATACCTAATATTACTCTAGTTTGATAAAACACATAGGCTTCATTTTCTTTCGTAGTTCTTCCCTTATACTCACAGTACTTTTTATATTCGGCATCTTTATCGGAAACAAAAACACCATTAGGTATTCCATACCTTGTCAAAATTTTCTCCAATTTAAAAAGTTGCTCTTTTCTTTTGGAAAGAACAATAACACTACGATCAAGTTTATAGCATCCCCTAATAAGATTTAATACAATATCGTTACGTTCATCCAATTCTGAAATTTCTGTATCAATCATTGGAGAAGAAGCAACACCTAGATTATAGTACTTATGGTCTTTAGTATAATCTACATTTTTACCAGTTATGGACGAAACCAATGTAAGTACACCAGTAGAACCTTTGGAGATTATTATATCCGAAATCATTCCTCTATCAATCTCTTTTTTAGTGATTGGGTCTTTTACTGCAACCTCTGAATAAGGTTCAAGGTTTTCAAATTTTGTAGCAAACCTACCAACGCTTCTAAATAACTCTTCATTTATTGAGCAACCTGTATTAACTGGATAAATAGTGGCAACCTGTTCATCTCTATCCATCTCCAATATTTTACCTGCGTGAAGTTTCAGTATTTTATGCAACCCATCTTTTCTCCTAAAAGTTGCTGTTAGTGATGTACGATATTTACAGGGTGCTTTCTCCAAAATTTTTGAGTAGGTTTCGGCACCGCATCGGTGGAACTCATCCAAAACAATATGACCATAACTTTTAAAGAATGAAGTAGGATAACTATCTTGGCTCAACAAAGCATAAGTTCCTAGAGTGATGTCGTAAGTGTTTTTATCATCAACCCAACCGCAAGTCCAATTTGGGAAAAATTCTTTAACAGATTTAATAAATCCCTCCCCAATATTTTTCTTGGTAACACAAACTAAAGTATTCCTCCTATATATATTTGCAAGGAATAATGCCATCAAAGTTTTCCCAGAACCGCACTGTGCATTTAATAGAATATCTATATTAGGAATGTCTAGTGTATCTATATAGGGTAAAACAATATCATCAAAGTACCCTTGTTGTTTAGGTCTTAATGAAAAAATTCCATTATCTCCCTGTGAAATTTTTCTACCAGTAGAAACCTCATAAAGTATATTAGTTCCACCTTTTATATACTTACTATCTATACCTCTAGGAATAAGTATCTTTTTTGTATCTCTATCCGTAGAAAAGAAAGTTAGTTTTTTGGGAATGTCTTTTTTTACAAAACCCTTTCCAAAAAATCTTGCACTTTTGTACTCTGGATTGTCCACAGTAAGGGATGCTAAAAGTTCCTTATATTCTCCAGTTAGGGAGGATATAGGAACTTCAAGTAATGCACCTATTTTAGTTTCGTTGTCCATCAAGTATAAATAAGAAAAATTAATTTCTGTAAAAATAAAGCTAATCCTCCAAAGTATAAAACTATTAAATATATTATTCTGGGTTGGTAAGTATAATCCCTGCACCAATAGAAACATTTCCACTATCTCCAATCCCAACACCATCATAGGTAGAATAACCACCATCAGTAGTAATGCTTGGGTTTGAAAAATTGGGGTAAGTTAGTACTGGCTCTGTTGGTAAAGCTGTTGGAGGAGTTATAGTAGTACCTTTATACATTATGTAACAAAGAACATAGTATGGTGGTAACGTTTTAATCTCCTCTGGTTTATCAAGACCTCCAGATGGAAGTATCTTAATACCTGTTGTAGCCTTTGCAGTTTTATATTTCTCATTACGGTCGTTTCTTTTATTAGGGTATTTACCGTCACTATGTCTATCTCCACCCCCAATTATAGTAAAATCGTGTTCGTGACCGGGGTCTTCAATATCGTGAATATGCTTTGGTAAATGGTTTGCTGTTAATAGTGCAGAACCTCCACCAAATTTACCAAGTACATTAAAGTCTGTATTTCCACTAGATAAACCTACAACAAACCTACCTCTTAAATCTGGGGTATTTAAAGAGCCATCACATAAAACCCAACCCTCTGGAATACTTGAAGTACTACCACTCCAAATCATAATACCCCCTACTGGAAGTAAGTTACCTGGTGCCACATCTTTAGAACCTGTTCCAACATTTTTAACCGAAGCATCTCCAAGCCCTAAATTTTGTCTTGCCATTGCAGGGTTTGGAATATCACGCAAATTTTCAGCCTGTACCAACTGTCGTCTGTT